GCTCTCCTGGAGGAGAAAAAGCTCGGCACCATAGGAGGAACCGAAGCAAGCATCATCGCCCTGGAGCACGCCGGAGTAAAGCCCAAGTTCGGCCGCACGGCGTTTGGCGTGTGGAGTCAGATGATGGGCCTAACCCCTCCCGGAGCCGCGGACAATGATCGCATGGAAATGGGACGGCTCATGGAGGAGCCCCTGGCGGTCCGGTTCCAACGCAGGACCGGCCTGTCCACGATCAAGATCCCGATGTTGATACATCCAAATCATGAATGGGTGACAGGCCACTTGGATAGAGGCGTCCTGGGGCCAGACAGAATGACCCCGCAAGGCGACCTGGAGATCAAGACGGTAGGATACTATCAAGATCGAGATTTAGAATGGTCTAACCCTGAGCAGGGCGAAATGAACAAAGTCCCGCTCGATTACCTGTTGCAGGCAATTTGGTACTTAGGTATCCCCAGGGACGCAGCGCCGGCTTTTGAGCGTGATCTGTACATAGCTGCGCAGTTTGACTTCCAGGCCTTCCGGATCTACCGCTGGGAGGCTTCCCCGCAGTTTCGTACTCTCTGGAAGAGAATGTTTGAGGCGTGCCAGGAGTTCCGCGAAAAGCACGTCCTTACCGGTGATCCCCCTCCGGCGGTCTCCCTTGGAGATCAAAAGCGATGGCTCGACTGGAAGTATCCAGTGGCGGGGAAAGAGATTCTGACGGGCGATGCTCGGACCGTTGAGCTAGCTAAAGCCTACAAGGAAGCGGCCCGGAAGGAGAAGCTAGCGAAAACAGAGAAGGAGGGCCTAGGCGTAGAGCTTGGCAAACTCATAGGCGCGGCTTACGGTATCAAGGCAGAAGCCCAAGGTATCACAGCCTCGATCCATAGACCGTCGCTAACAGAAGCTAAGATCAGCTATGTACGGAAAGCGTTCCGTAGCATCCATGTAAGCGTAAAGGGCGAGGCAGATGATGACGACGGTGTAGCCGGAGGATGAGATGGCAGATCCGAGAGCGATACAAAAAGCAGGAGAGCAGACGGCGCTAGCGTTCATCCAGTCGCATAGGGCCGACTTCATCAGGGTGATCCCGAAGCACTTGACGCCCGAGCGGCTGCTAAGGATCGCGGAAAGCTCAATTCGCCGTAGCCCGGACATCGCCATATGCACGCCCGCGTCGATCGTTAGGTCAGTCATGGAGGCATCGATCCTCGGCCTGGAGCCTGGCGTGCTTGGGGACGGATGGCTGATTGCGTACAATGTGAGCGTAAAGCAGGGCGGAGACTGGCATAAGGTGAAGGAGTGCCAATTCCAGCCAGGCTACCAGGGTCTTACAAAGCTCGCCATTCAGTCGAAGTCCGTGGCGAGCATCAACGTGGGCGCGGTCTACGCAGACGACGTTCTGGATTATGCGCTTGGGTCTAGCCCGTACCTGAAACATCGTCCTAGCCTGGCCGTGAGGGCTGTCGATACCAAGGCAATCCTCTACTATTGCGCCATCAAACTGGTCAGCGGCGGCAAGCAGCTAACAGTCATGTCGCTCGCGGATGTCGAGCGCATTCGTCAGATGAGCATGTCCAAGAACAGTGACAGGTCGCCGTGGAGTAAGCACTTCGAGCAAATGGGAATCAAGACCGTCGTAAAGCGGGCCCTGAAGATGGTTCCCAAGAGCCCGGAGGTATCGCGCGGGATCGCCATGGATGATCGCCGAGAGATAGGGGAGTCTTCCAAGGATCTGTTTGTTCCCGACCTTCTTCCGGAACACATACCAGGAGAGGAGGCGCAAGAGGAGAAGGATGCGGTACAGGCGGCGGTAGATTTACTAGGAGCGGAAGAGGCGGAGTCACCGGGCGAGAAGCCCTAACGCAACGCAATAGCGAGGCAGTCAATGGCAGATCAGATGGTTTTCGAGCACCAGTTGAAGTTGCAGACGAGCGCGTGGGCGGTTTCCAAGGCAGAGGAACTGCTGCAATACCTGTCGGACGGAGACCGAGAATACTTGATCTCTCGGCTCCATGGTACGGCGGGCGCTCCACAGGTCGTGCGTGAGACCAAGAAGCGCGGACCCAGGAAGGACAAGGCAGAGACCAAGAAGCCCGAGAAGCCCGAGAAGAAGTAGGGAGGCCCGCGAATGGCCCGCAAGGACAAGACGAAGGAGAAGATTTACCGCATCCTACGGCGAGAGACTAGGAGACTCCCCGTTAAGCTAACGGAAGCCGAGGTCATGGCTGCCGCAAAGCGGCTTGGGGCGATCGATGCGGAGCAAGAGGGCGCAGAGGGCGAGGTTGAGGGATACAAGAGCACGATCAAGGGATTGAACGTGCGGCTCGAAACGCTCGCCTGTGAGGCCCGCCGCACGGCCCGCGCCATCCGCACGGGGGTGGAGGAGCGGGACGTAGAGGTCACGTGGGAGGCCAACACCAAGACCGGAGTCGTTCAGGAGGTGCGGCAGGACACTCACGAGGTCATCCATGAACGCAAGATGACCGGAGACGAGAGCCAGGGCGTTCTGTTCCAGGAGAACGTGGATAACATCCTTCACGAGGAGCCGGAGCAGAGCGATCTTGATGAGACGTACCCGAAGGAACCGAAAAAGCTACCACCATCAGAGGATGAAACAAAACCGTAATGAGAGTGGCTTTCGTAGAGCGCGGGTCGCCTGGGCTGAGCATTTGGGTCTCTGAGTCGGCCAGGGAAATCCACGGCAACAGGTTCGAGGCCGCCGGATACGTGGCTCACGCTGACGGTCTATGCGCACTCCAGGCATCCGCGCTCTTCGAGTTCTATGGCGTAGGGCATATCGTTGAGTACGAGTGTATGGTAGACGTTAAGGATTGGCTGGAGTGCGAAGACCTCCCGGCCACAACCAAGGAACCCTAATGCTATTCAAGATGAGGGTGAGGCATGGGCATCATGTCCATGTAGATGTGTTTCGCCTGTACCCGGAGGGCCAGGGCGGAGCGCTGAACGGCACCCTGGTGTTTACGCCTGGCGAGTTCGTCGCTTTTCGAGCCATCCTGGCAGGCGGATCAGGAGAGCATGAGCACGGCATCGTGATCTCGGAGGAGTAATCAAAGTCATGAGCGATCTACCTATCAACGTCCGTAAGCTACTGGTCAAGATCCCCGATCCATTACTCAGGTGGCAGATCGAAAAAGCGATCCTGGCGATGGTCGCAACACGGGCTCGCCAGGAAGCGGGAGCCGACAACAGCCAGAGGGAACCATGAACGTCTATGTCGCAGGCCGATTTACAAGGAAGGTCGAGGTCAAAAGGGCCCAAGCGCTACTGGTGGCATACGGGCATACGATTTCGGCCGACTGGACTATGGATAGCGTAGATGGGCTAATGGGAGAGGAGCGGCTTGCGCGGCTTGCGCAGTCGGCAGCGAAAGACCTGGGGGGCGTGAGGCGCGCCGACGCGATCCTTGTTCTTCATGATGACACCGGACGCGGCCTATTCGTGGAGCTTGGCATAGCATTGGCTGACCCTAAGAAGCTGGTGTGCGTCGTCGGCGGCCAGCGCGGATCGCACCCCCAGGGGTGCATCTTCTATTACTTGCCGCATTGCCGACACTTCTGCACGCTAGAGGGCGCAGTCAAGTTTATCACTCAGGCCGAAAGACCTTGATACCGTATGAGCCATGAGATTAGGTTTGGCGACTGCCTTGACCCTGCGATCGGCCTTGCGTCGCTGGCGGACGGGAGCGTAGATCATGTGATCTCGGATCCTCCATACGAAGCGGAGGCACACACCCAGCAACGTCGAGTCAAGCACGGCGGCGGCGGGTTGGAAATGGAGCCGCTCCTTTTCGAGCCCATGTCCCACGAAACACGGATCGAGAGCGCACGGCAAATCGCGCGCGTTGTGCGTAGATGGGCGATCGTCTTCTGCCAGGTCGAGGCAGCGATGGAATGGGCATGCGCACTCACCAAGGCCGGGCTTGTCTATCGACGCACAGGCATCTGGGTGAAACCAGACGGCATGCCTCAGTACAGCGGGGATAGACCGGGGATGGGCTACGAGTCAATCGTCATATCCCACGCTCCAGGTAGCTCTACCTGGAACGGGGGCGGGCGGCACGGCGTATGGACGTTTAACAAGATCGGTGAGTTCGACCGTAATCGCACAGGCCACCAAACCCAGAAACCACTCGCGCTTATGGAGGCCCTGGTCCGCGACTTCACGGATGAGGGTGAACTCGTTCTGGACCCCTTCGCCGGCAGCGGCACTACCGGCGTCGCGTGCAAGCGGCTCGGGCGGCGGTTCATCGGATGGGAACGGGATCCGGCGCATCATGCCGTCGCCGAGAAGCGGATCGCCGGTACCCGGGAACAGATGCGCATGTTCGAGTGACCATACATGGCACTACAACACGCAAGCCTCCTGCTCTGACTTGACTTGTCCCGGCGACAAGGCTATCCTGTTTCTGGAAGGAGGGGCTAAAATGACGCGCAAGAGCACGAAGAAGACCGCTGCGGGATCATGCCCGCCGATCGACATCCGGGACCGAACCATGGCGCTCTCCGGCGGGGCCCGCATCACCACGACCTCTGGGACGTTTGGCATGATCCTAAGCGTCCGGAGCGGCGGGCGGAATGTCTGGACGGCGGTCATGTTGTCGCCGCGCGAGACCTTGGCGCTCGCCCGGATGCTGATTGAGTCGGCGGACGACATGCTGCCCGGTAAGCGAGCGGACGCCCCTTGACACTGTAGCAAGGCTATGCCATATTACAGGCGAAAGGGAAGATAGCTAGCCGGCTCCGATAGCAGATACCCGCAACGGTGGCAGTAAGCACGGACCATCAAGGCTAGGCAAACCAAAAAGGATTTCACATGAATACCGTAGAATGTCAGTGTGAGCATGAGGCGCACTTTGACCCCGTCAAGCGGACCCCAGATGGTAACCCGGGACACAGGTACGGCGCTCGGTTCACGGGCTACTTCATGGTGCAGGTCAGGTCGGAACGTCTTTGTCCGGACTGCGCGGCAGATTGTCGCGCCGGGACGAGGGATGGGTCAGTAGCGAAGTAAAGCGAAAACACTCTAACAAAGGGATATAGTTATGGCAAACCTAACACAGGCAAGCAAGCAGTGGTCATCCCGTCCAGACGATGAGCGTTTCGTGGGGCTCTACCCGCTCCGGGATCAGATGTTGGCGTGGCGCGACACCTCGCGCTCCATGGTCGTGAGCAACAGGGACGTGCAGGCCGTTCCAGTGGAAGACACGGATCACAAGGGGCTGGTGCTGAATGTCCAGAGGCGCGGCCTGCCTAGCGCAACGGCGTTTTCTCCGTACGAGGCCATCCCGACGCATTGGGCCTTCGGCCAGCTTTGCCAGCGAGCCGGTGCTCCGTCTGGCTATCTCCGAACCCTGCCCGCCGAGATGGCGGCCGACTGCATCAATTTCGGCCTCCAGATGCGCGACGTGGACGAGCTTGGCGTGCTCACGCGAGAGAACGGCAGCCTGACCGCTGCCGCGGTTACCGGCCCCAACTACGGCCGGGTGTGGAACCTGGACGTGGTCAAGGCCCTGATCGGCCGATTCGGGGATGGGCTCACGGGTGACTTCCGAGTCCCGGGCGAGTTCGGCAAGGGCGTCGAGATCACCAAGAAGAACACCACGATCTACGCGAGCGACCGTGACATGTTCGTTTTCTTGGCGGACGAGGATCACCGCATCGAGATGCCGAACCGGCGCTTCGGAGAGCCCGGCAGCTTCGCCCGCGGGTTCTTCGTCTGGAACAGCGAAGTGGGCGCCGCGACCCTGGGCGTCGGGACGTTCCTGTTCGATTACGTGTGCCAGAACAGGATCATCTGGGGAGCCGAAGGCTATCGCGAGATCAAGCTCCGTCACACCTCGGGCGCTCCGCACCGATTCGTCGAGGAGGTCGCTCCGGCCCTGGAGAAGTACGCGCAGTCCAGCACTGAGCCGATCACGGCGGCCCTCCAGGCTGCACGCAAGGAGCGGATCGGGGAGCCCGACAAGGTCACGGAGTTCCTGGCGAAGCGCTTCACGAAGAGCCAGGCCGTGGCAATCCAGGAGGCTCACGAGACGGACGAGGGCGGGCCGATCGAGACCGTCTGGGACGCCGTCACGGGAGCAACCGCCTACGCTCGGCACATCTACTGGACCGACGAGCGGGTCAAGGTGGAGAGAGAGGCCGGGAAGATGCTGGATGAAGCACTGTAAGGCGAAACGGGGCAATTTGCCCCGTCGCGCGGGGACGGGCTGCCGCGCCTGACGAGCCAGCCCAGGGAAAGGGTAGTACCATGAACTGCATGTCGCGCATCATCTGCCTGCGGGAGTTTTTCGGGATGAAGGACGGACAGAAGCTGGTGGAGTTCAGCGCGGAGATCAAGGCGCTGTCGGAGCCGGAGAAGGAGTACCTGGCGACCACCGCGAAGGCGGAGATGATCCGGCGCGGCTCGCACAAGCCGGAAGACTTCGGGTTCTAGGGACGAGGGGCGAAGACGGGCTAGGCCAAATCAAACGACCCGGGGCCGTGAGAGTCGGCCTAATCCTAAACGCAGCGTCAGCCTGGGAGAATCCAATCATCGGCGGGGCATACTAAAGCCGCCTGTTGCCTAAATCATCGGCAGGATACCCAGAGCATGAAAACCTAATCGTCGCGAATGGCTATCATAAGCCAGGGCGGCCAAAAAATCGTTATGCCGCTCCACAAGCCGGCGGGGCTCCGGTAAAATGGCCCCTGAGCGTAGGCAGTATTGCAGTGCCCGGGAGTGTCCTACGCCACTCCCGGCTTTTAGCGGATACTAAAGGAGCAAAATGGAAAGGGTAATAAAGTCCATGCCAGCGGCCAAGGCGATCGGCCTAGGGATCGGCAAGATCCTGAAGCGCTTCCCGCCCGAGGTCTCGATCGACGACGAGTCGCACGACTGGATGGTTCTTCAGGATGAAGTAACAAAGATCCGGAAGAGGTCTGGCATGACGAGAAGCTTAAGGAAGACCACAAGGATTGGCCTAGACCAATTCCTGGTGCCGCGAGTCACGGTGACCAGCCAGGTCCCGTCTCTATCGGAGCAGAGGTTGGCGAGCATGGAAAGCGAGCTAACCCAACTGCGCAAGAGGCTGACCTATCAGGCCCTCTCCGAGCGCTACGAACCTGATCCCGTCCGGCTTGGTTTTGGACCAGGCCGCCCGCTTCCGGCCGATCCCTGTGCTGTCTACGACTATCTGATCGGAATGATGCTCCTATGCCGCATGCATCACAAGGATCCCGGAGGCAGAAAGGACAGGATCGCGCTAATCGAGCGCAGGGAAGGCGAGTACCTGGTGGGCCAGCAAGTCGGGAGCCGTGTTTCGGAATTCAGGGTGAAGGGCAGTACACTCACGCGGTACATGGGGCATAATTACATCATCATTCGCCGTCCGGGAGAATCTCGAATCTGGATCAGGGGGGAATAGTCATGACCAGCAAAGAGCAAATGCATGCATGGAAGATGTTGGCCTTGGAGCCGCTAGAGCACTCGGCCAAGTCCCATCACCAGAAGTACGAAATCGGCCAATCAGAGCGATACACCGGAGAGCTAAGGATAGCCCTCCATGACGCGATCATGGCGATCGAGTATCAAGAACACCTGCTGGACCTACTGGATGAAGTCATGAGCCAGTCCAGGGACGCGCATCGTCCGAACCCAGACGTTCGACACTAGGACTAGCGTCCGGACCAGTGGCCCACGATCCGTAGCGTGGCTATTACGCCCGCGCCAAAGGCAGGCACAACGATTCGGATACGGGGAGGAATCGGGGCCGGCAGGCCGCCCAGATACGTGGTGGCACCCGTTTGAGCGAGCGCCGCACCCCCAACCCCCACGCCCCATCCAATGACGATGGGGGTTGAGCTAGTACCGGACGCGAAAGCAACTAGCTGGCCGGTGCCAAGGTCCGGATCAAAAAGCTGGACGTTAGCGGAGGTCATGGCAGCGCTCGGGCTGACCTGGATTATGATCGCATCTATCGGCCCCGCCATCGGGAAGTTGAGCGCTCCAGTGTCGATCGCCGTGTTGGCTGCTCCGGTGATCTCGTAGACTTCTGCGGACGGCATATGACCTCCCTATCTCTCGCTGGGTTGATCCTGGCGAGACTGCATCTCGGTTCGCGTGCGCTTCGCGAGTGACGGGTGATCCTTCGGCATGGGCTGGCCCTGGGATGCGCCGACCATGGCCTGGCGACCCTTGACCGCCAGGTAAGATATCTGGCTCGCCACGATGAAGTTTCCCGACATCATGCCGTCCATGTCCTGGCCCAGTAGAGTCGAGAGCATCATCCGCTGGCGGTAAGGAACCTCGCGGCCCTTATTCTCTGTAAGGCTATTCACAACGGCAGCCTGCATGCGTTCGTAAAGCGCCGGGTACACAGACTGCACGGCCTGTACGGACTCCGACGTGAGCGTGCCAGCCGTCGCCTCACGCATGATGACGAATGGATCGTCTACCGCGTCCCACGCGCGCCGGAAACCCGCCAGGGCGGAGGCGGACGGCGGGATCTCCGGCATGAGCGGGCCTGCCGAGACTGCTTGCGGCAGGACGCTTCTCAGGTGGCCTAGCGCTCGTACGGTAGTCGCGTTGGCTGAGATGGCTGTTCCGGGGGCGTGCTCTTGCCACCCCTCCGTCTGGGCGACGAGGAGATCCGCTAGTGTCTCCTCGTCGCTGGAGAGCCGCAGGACGGCCTCCATTCGCCTCGCGTAGCCCTTCCCCGGTTCGGCCCCGCTGACGGTGGGGGCCGGGGCTTCGTGGCCCTGAATCGAACCCCTGACCGCGTTCCTGGCCTGCGTGGCAAGCCTCCCGGCCACCCCAGCCAAGCGCTCCTGGATGAGTCCCAGGGCTACGGCCTGCTCGGGGATGACCCTGGGCTCGGGGGACGGGGCCTCCGCCTGCATCGCCCCGTTGGCGAGGGCGAACAGCCCCTGCGCCATCTCGCGCTCCCTGATCGCTCGTTTCGCCTCGGCCGAATCCGCGGATCCTGCCGCGGACAGCACGGCAAGCCCCTCGTCTCGAAACCGAATCGCTTCCTGTGAGCGCTGCGCCACCATCCGGGGCGACGCGCTAGGCGTGAGAATGCCTAGCTCACCGCCCGCCCGAGCCAGTCGCTTCAGCCCTTCAGGCTCAGAATCCCCGGCCCAGACCCCTAGCTTCTGGGTGAGGATCTCGGGTGTCGAGGCTTCCGCATCGAGGTTCCAGCCGTCGAGTACCTTCGCCGTACTCACATCGGCGACGAGAGCCTCGCCAGCGTATCGAGGATCGAGCCCGAGAGCTTGCTCTATACCTGGGTTCATTTGTTACCTTTGGTGATTAGGCTCTTTGCGGCCCTTGCTCCCTGAAGTACGGGGGACGTGGACAGTAGGAAGTCCTTAACCCTGCTGGCCGCCGTAGGCTGGGGCATGGCCTTAGCGCCAGTGGGCTGGTACATGTCGCGCAGCTTCATGTAGAAGTTATCACCCGTGGTCTCTACATAATACTGATACATGCTAGGATTAGATGCCTCTATCAGCCTAGTTCGCACCCCAAGATTCCGGCGCAAAGCCATGACGCCGTTTCGCAAAGCCTCGTCCGCGTTCGGCTTCGTCAGATCGAGTCCGTAAGCCGTCTTAGCTCGTTCAACGTCTCCCTCGCTCGCCGCGCCCTTCACGCCCGTGCCGACGATTATGTGCGCAAGTTGATCGGCGTATTGCTGGATCTTGACGCCCTCCACCGTGTCGGGGGTTTGTAGGCTTTTACCCAGGTACGGGAGCGTAGACCCGACGGCCAGGCCAACGCCGCCCCCGATCAACGCTCCCGGGACGGCCCCCACGCCCACACCGCCGGCAGCGCCCAGCCCTCCGCCTATGGCGGCGCCGCCGCCTGCCGCAGCCAGGGCGCCCTTGCCGCCAATGTCCTTCAGGGTAGAACCGATACCCATTCGCCACCCGCCGGAGCCGGGTAGATCCGACCCCGGGCCGCCGGAGCCAGGGCCGCCCGCCTCGTCAACCGTACGGATCACATCAGCCAGACCGGCCAGGGCATCGGATATCTGCGCAATCTGCTCGATCTCCTCGCGAATGTCAGTTACCTCTTTCATCTCAAAAGACTTCATGCCGGACAGTGCAGAGATTGGACCAGACGCTTCGTCTTCTTCCTCATCATCAACCTCGCCGCCCCTGGCGTACCCAACCATGCCGCCGTCGCTAAAGGAAGGCAGCTTGCCCGGCCTATACCCGGGCACAATCTCGGATCCTCCAGCGCCTGGCCCTGCGGCGGGCTGACGCTTCCCGCCTCCTCGCTTCCTGCGCTCCTCTTTGTCTTTGTCTATCTCAAACTGTAAACGCTGCTCTGCTGTAGTGACTTCCTTTTCTGCGATGCTGACCTGGCGCTCTGACGCGGTGATCTTTCGTTCATCCAGCTTCGCGCCCTTCCCTTGCCGCAGGGCTTCGCTTTTTGCCTTGGCCTCATCCAGCGCCAGCCGGCGTGCTGCAACCTCGGCGGTCTTCTCTGAAATGGCGACCTGTCTCTCTGAAGTCCCAGCCCCACGCTCGTCAATGTCCAGCCGCCTGCCGCGCACCCGGGCCTCGGCTTCCGCGGTAGCCTCATCCAGCCCGAGCTTCCGCTCGGCAATGCCAGCGGTCTTTTCCGCAACGCCGGCCTGACGCTCCGTGGCAGTAGTCCTGCGCTCGTCCAGTCTGAGCCGCCGCCCACGGCGCCGCGACTCCTCTTCGGCCTCCGCTTCGTCCAGCCCGAGGCGCCGCTCTTGGACGTTCATCTGGCGCTCTTGCGTCCTGCCGGTCTGCGACCAATGCTTGGCCTGGGCCTGTAGGTACTCGCGCTGGAAGCGCCCGCCCTCAATCTGAGAACGCTTCAACTGATCTTCCAGGGACTGGCTACCAGCCTCTACGCGAGATTCGGCAGCTTTCCGCTGGAGATCAGCGACCATGAAGGCCGCGTTTTCCTGAGCGATCGGGGCAGCGAACTTGGCCGCGTTAGCCTGAGCGATAGCCGAGGCCATATCCATTGTATCAGCCTTAGCTAGCTTGTATGCCTCCTCCTCTGTGGCCCCTTCCTGCAGGTGCATGCTATAGGAGGTCTGCAGTCTGCCGATCTGCTCCTTCTGGGCGAGTATGTCGCGCTCGATCGCGCGGTTTAGCGACTCATAACCCATGTTCGGGCCGCCGCCCTGAAGCGCAGATCCGAGACCCCCTAGGATCATGCCGATGGCCGCAGCGATCTTGCCTCCGGTGCCAGAATCAGCCCAGATGCGATCCGGGTCTATCTCGGCATTCATGATTGAGGTGCGAAGCTGCGCTCCGCGGGCCTGCCATCCATTGAACCTCGCGAGGTGCTCATCCCTAAGCTCCATCTGGCGACGAGCAAGCCATTCCTGGGTGGCCGCCTGAGCCTGGCCGAGCCTGGCCTCCGCGTCGGCCTTACCCCAGATCGCATTTGACTGATCGGCGAAACTGTTCGTAATGGCCTCGGAATCACTCATCCTACTGGCCGGGCTGGCCGGATCGGCCATGCCTGGGGACGCCGGTCCCCGCTGCGCCAGCATGGATGGGGATTGAAGCTGGAGATCGGAGGGATCGAAGTCATCAAACATTCCGCCGCGCGCATAGCCATTGCTAGCGCTGTTCTCTGACTGTACCTCGCCGCCCTTGGCGAAATGCTGCTTGATGGAATCAGCCGTGTTGAGCAAGAGCCCGCCCTTGGCGATGAGAAACTCTTCTCCGTCCGGAGAGCGCAGGCAGAACGCTGCGTCAGTCTCTGCTATCAACTGGAACCCTGTGAGGTCCATTTAGTGTGCCCTCCGCGGCTTGCCGCGCCCGCGTTTGACTGCCTCGACAAACTCAGCGGCCTTCTCGGGCGCATTTTCAGACTGTGCTATGGTTCTGGGGACAACTATTTCGCCAGGAGACACCTTGGCCGTGACGGTGTCGTTGCGCGGGTCATCGCCTGGAACCATCGCCTGCCCTGGCACCATCCCGCCCATGCGCCCATCGATCGCTCCCCCGTGGGCGATGCCGCCCTTCAGGGGCATCGAGGCCATGCCTTTAGCGAACGCCGGCATAGCCTTCGCCATGCCTCCGCCTATCCCTCCGCCGGGCGCGGTCTGCTCCATGATCTTACGATACCAGTCCATGGCGGTCATCCCGGTGCCATACATCCACTCGTCGTCCGGGTCATAGTCTGGCATACCGCTACCCATGCCATACCCGGAGCCGCGCTCTGGAACACTCCCGCCCTGGCTAAGGAAAAACGGCAAGGCCATGGCCCCGCCCTGGAGCAGGCCGCCGACCATATTTGCATTGGATTGCGCGTTCTGGCCCGCGATTCCAGCGTTGATGCCAGTGGCCTGTAGCCTGTTGGCGGCGCTGGCAGACGATGCCGCCTGCGAGTAACCGGCGTTTGCGCGAGCGATGTCGGCGTTGATCGCCTGAGCAGCCTGCTTAAGGTCTGCATTCTGGGCGGAGACGCCAGCGTTTACGTTCTGGGCCTGCATCTTGGCGCCTTGGTTTGCCAGGATCGCCTGCAAGTCAAGACTCTGGGAGCCCATTAGGTTCGCGATTCGCGCATCGTTCTGGGCACCCTGTAGCCCACCCGCCGTGCCAAGCATGGATGTCGCTGCCTGCTGCTGGCCAACCTGAAGCGCTCCGGTATTAGACAAAAGCGCCCCTAGCTGCTCCTGGGCAGCAAGCTGCTCGGCCATGCGAATCTGTGCTGACTGATTCACCACCGATTGATTGGCCTGCGCCCCCTGCTCCTGTATCGATCTTTGCGCAAGCCCGGTGTTTATGCCGCGCTGAGAGCCTATGCTGGAAGCCATCGCCTGCTTGTTCTGCTCCAGGCCAGACTGTAACTGAAGCTGCGCCAGGCTCGGGCCCGTTCCAGCCATCTGCGCCCTAAGCGCATCCGCCAGCGTCCCCATCTGCCCAATGGTCCCGGTCGCCGGCCCGGCTCCGCCCGTCAACTGTGCCATCGCGTTGGCAATGGCGCCCTGATAATTCGATTCATCAAGCTGCGCTTGCTTCGCCTTGAAGTCATTCAGAAACGCCTGAGCTTGAAACGAATTGACTACAGGGTTAGCGGAGAAGTTGATCCGGGCTGCGCTCACGCCAAAGGCGTTAGGATCGACGCTGAACTGATTGGTAGACCCCGATCCCTTGGCTACGCCACCGACCAAGCCGCCGACGACCCCGCCGACGGTCTTGCCGACCCAGGATGCTGCTTTCTTGATGAACCCCATAGCCAGCCCCCTCTCAGGAGGAGCGACGTATCAGCATCTCGTAATTGCCGAGTCTAACAAACGAGTGCCGATCAATCGCCCTACGCCCGATGCCCCAATTATCCGTTAGGGCGAGAATGTAGGTGAATCCTAGCTGTTCTGCTTTGGCTATGAGCGCCCGAGCTATCTCATCAATCGCAGCGCTGCGTTCTTCCGGGGACGCCAGAGGGTTAGTTATGAACCCCTCCAGCATGCACATCTTGGAGTTCGTTTGATACATGTAGCCTGCTGCCACGCCAGGCACTATCGCGCCGCTCGCTGGCATCATGTCAAGCGGCGGGGCGTCATCTCCGCGAATTCTATACCAAGCCGCAACCTCTGGCCAGTCGCCCGGAGTTACGTCTCGCATTCGTTAGCCCTTTGTCTTCGATGCCGGGATCCTGGCGAGGCCACGGTGGACCCCGAGCCGCAGGCTGATTCCGGACAGGGTCAACCCTTCTCCTATAGTAAGCCCGTTCTGTATCTCGGTTATCGTTATCTGGATAGCCTGGCACTGCTGCTTTTTGCACTGAACCCGCCACTGAAGAACACCGTCGGTTCCGAGCCCGTTAAACACGCTCGTCTGCATCACCGTATCGTCATAGTCATAGGCCAGGTCGACCCGAAGCGTATGATCGGATTTTTGCGTCCCAAAAATCAGTACCTCCCAGACTCTCTGGAACCCCTGCATCCCCGCCAACTGAAGCCATGGCGTCTTTAGCTTAAGCGGGATGTAGGCCCCCGCAGCGCTGTACTGGCCTGGGGTCTCGACCCAGATGCTGTCATCGCCCAAAAGCAGGGTCGGGCGCTTGTTCCACATGACCGAGCTTATGGCATCTATCCCCGTGAACACGGACCACTGGTTCATCAGGTAGTCATAGAGCAGCGTGATTCCGTTCTCCAAAACAAACATCACCCAGTTTGCGTCAGACGGTGACAGTGAACTGGTGACCGCAATGGAGTTATACGCCTCTACGTCCGCCCCGATGTAACTCGTCCCGAGGTCCCTGGTTAGAATGAAGAATCCCTTTTCCGACTTGTAAACCAGGCCGGGCGCTATGGAGGCCAGGGACTTCTTGTCCGCACATCCAGTGTCAGTCAGGATCGGAATTTCCTGGTAGCCAATGTCCCCGCCAGTGCGAGGAGGCCCGTCTCCCCGAACGTAGCTGATAGCCCTGCTCCGGAACACGATCGTCTTATCGTCCATGTTTGCTATCGCTATCGCTGGACCGGTGCTGGCCTGGAGTTTCAGCGTCAGGCGCCCGCTAAACTCAACCGGGGTGCCAGGGATGGTCTCCTGGCTGAACCAAAGCACGTACGGGTCTTCAGCGTCTATCAGCCACGTCCTGTTGCTAACCTGAGCCATCGCCAGGGGTGGGGCAGACGGATCGTTTCTTAGTACCCCGCCTGTAGTGTATAGCTGGCTGTATCCTAACAGTGCCGAGTCAGGAGTCCTGTCCACAAAGGATACGTAATCAACCGACAAGCTATTGATCGGCGGCCTGATCCCTGGCGTCACGGCACGGTGGAATGTAGTGCCTCCATCACTCGTCCTGTACGGGACGATGAAAACCTCACGGGGAGCCTTGCTGGTAATCCTAAGTGTCGGCAACTGAATGGTGACGGCATTTGCTGCCGCATCGATCGGGTTGGCCTGAGCGTGAGTAACGGGTACCGCGGGCGCAGAAATGTGCAGCCGCCCAACCGCATCCATCCACTCATAGCAAGCGGTGTACTGGTAGACTCTCTGCCCGCCAGGATTGGGGGCTCTCAGGATCTCTGGGCCAAGATGAAATCCGTGTTCCACTATCTGAGCGCCGTCCCACATCCAGAGCACTCCGCCGCCCATGTGCAGTACGTTCGCCGCCTCGGCAGATACCGGCTGTCTATTGAAGCTTATAGACACTTCGTTCACGGTACCGGATGATCCGAGCCGCCTCTCCTGTAGCGGCACGATGGCAACGTTATTGTCTAGGACCCTAACCTCCGGCAGCGTGGTGGTGGCATATGGGTTATTCGCTCCGTTGGGATGACCGGCGGCAGTGAACATCATCACCTTGCCGCACACGCTACCCATACTCTCCACTATGAAGTAGGTGCCTTGTATCTCGCTGTCATGCACCATCATCAGGTACAGGTCGCCGTCCACAAAGAACGGCTTGGCTGCCAACCCGAGAGACCTCACGAAATCAAACGGAATGCCAGCAAACGAGTAATCTGACTGGCACCGCATGGTCCGCGTCCAGAAGTCCTGGGCCGGTGCCTTCGCAGACGGGTGCAGCGTGTAGAACAGCCTATAGGGCTCCAGCGACCCATCATCCAGGCATATGCCTGCCAGTGACGCAACGTTAGTAGCGGCCTCAACCGTGGCTCCGCCGTACGCATGGCCCGTATAGTCATCGGTGGTTGCAAACAAGACAATGCTGGCACCGTTCGCCAGCAACAGCATGACCCGCGGAGGGTGTATCAGGTCCGCGAACACTGATATGCCCTGACTGCATGCCATCGGAAACGTATATCTGTGCAGGACGACGAGTGAATCAGACAGAGTGTAAACACTCGTGTTGCCGCCGTCCGAGTTTACGGCGATGACCGCGTTTGGCCCGATGACCGTTACATCGTAAACGCCTTTAGTGGCGCTCGTGACGGTGGCTATATTGATGGGGATCGAGGTCACGCCGCCGTACGGGCTGGTAACGTCCATGTAGGAGCAATACAGGCTAGAGCCACGCAGGAAGAACACAACGATGTATTGCCCTAGAACTATGCACTTTGGGGCATGATCGTTGACGGCCGGGATGTTGGACACGGACTGTGACGAGGCGATCTGGATTCCGGTCTCCTGGTCGATCACGGAATGAAAGCACCCCGTGTTGCTATCCGCGTCTTCCCACGCGACTACAGTTATCCCGCTGGGATGCACCGCCATGTCGGCATGGGACATCCTCCCGGAGACCACGCCGATGCTTCTCTTTTGGGCCAGGATCGCTCTATTGGCCGGGGGAGCGTTGAACCCTACTCCACTGCCGACGAGCGGCACGGGACCGAGCGTATCAAGCGCCGTAGACGGATCAGCAAGGGGCCGGTCCTTGTTCTGCCGGGCCACGCCGTCGTTGACCGCCGTCCAAACGTCGCGGGCCGGCGTCCACGCATAGCTTCTCATCCCATCGTGCAGGAGAAGCCTGTCTCCTAGCGTGTATAGCGCTAGCCCAGCGCCGAGAGCGCCGCCCCCCGCGACTTCCTTAGACAGCGGGGCGTGGCCGTTCCTCTTTTGGATGCGATTGGGCGCAACGAAGATGCTGTTTTCGAGCACAACCAGCTTGCCAGGAGCGATGTGGAACTCGTCGCTCTTGGTATCAACCCCGCCCGGGAATGACAGGGAAACCAGTTTGTCTTCAAGCGCCATCTCTATCCCTCTGCCCTGAAGGTTACCTCGTCTATCGTGATGTAGTATATACCGCCTGGCGTTGCCGAAGCCACGGTAGGCGTAACGAACCCGTCCGGATCGATGACGATGGAGGCGTACGAGGCTCCAACGGAAGTTACCGGGCGCGTGATCCTGCGGGATGACCTGGCCCCGACCGGCAAAACCATCATTGGCTTGCCGATGTTCGGATTAGTAGCAGAGCCCCTGAGATGAACCACTCCCGCGGAATCGATGTAGAATCCGACCTGAGACCCGGCCTCCGTCTTCCATCCGTTGATGAGCACCCCATCCTGCCACGCCTGAGCAGAGAACACTCCGCCCACCGCTACCGGCATCTTGCTTATGGCCTGGATGATCGGATTCAGGTTCTTCAGAAGCTGGTCCTGGATGGCGTTGACGACTCGATCAGAGGGGTGCTGAATTCTCGTAAGGTCGTGCCCGGACACAAGGGCTGCCCTGTCGCCGGGAGGGCCTCCCCCGTCGCCTCCGGGCGATGGCCTCCCACCGCCTCCGCCCCCTGGCGCCCCGCCTCCGCCCCCCGGGGCTCCGCCGGTAGAGCTATACGTAAACGCCGAGATGAGCGTGGTCGGCGTAGCGTTCGGGTTCGTCACCGTAACATTTACAGTGCCCGCTCCATGCGCGGGGGTAACGACCGAGATGGTCGTGCCGTCATTCTGCACCACCGTCGCCAGCAGGCCATCAAAGTACACCTTGACGCCGGTCGCGAAGTTGGAGCCGAAGACAGAAACGCTGTTGCCACCCAGCACCGAACCGATGGCAGGCGACACCTGGACCGGGACGGCCGCCGACTCTCCCGTAGATGGTGGAGTTTCGTAGGTGTATGCAGCCCCTAGCACAGCCTCGACCTCTCCAGGGTTAGTCACCACAATGTCAACAGTCCCTGCGGCGTGGGGAGGGGTGACGACGGCGATAGCGATCGTGTCCCGAGCATTCACGATGGCGGCCGATCCTCCAAACGTCACGGTTAGCCCGGCAGCGAAGTTAGACCCGAAGATCACCACCGTATTGCCGCCGGTCGTGGCCCCCGTGATTGGCAGCAAGGATACTGGAATCGCAGGGCCTGGAGATGGCGGCGGGGCTGGCTCCTCATACGTAAAGCCGCCGGCCAGGGTTCCGGGCACCTCCCCAGGATTGATTACAGAAACGTTCACCACGGCCGCCGCGTGCGGGGGAGTAAAGACCGCGATTGCTGTGGCCTCCAGGGACACGATCGCTGCACCCGTACTGTCGAATCGGACCTCCGCCCCGGCAACGAAGTTCGTCCCGCTGATCACGGCCGCCGTGCCGCCCGCGGTCGTGCCTGTCGATGGTGTAACGGCCGTAGGGACCGCTACCCCAGACGGCGGCGGCGGGGGCGGAGGAGGCGCCTCGTAGGTAAAACCACTGACCAGCGTACCTGCCGAGGCTCCCGGGTTCGTCACCGCCACATCAACGGCGCCAGCGGCGTGGGCTGGAGTCACAACCGTTATAGACCCAGCGGCCACGGCCGTAACGGTCGCGGATATGCCTCCAAACAGAACGGTGGCACCCGTTAGGAAGTCCGTTCCGGTGATGACTACCGTATTGCCACCATCAGTGGAGCCTGTGGCCGGTGAACACGCAAGCGGGTTGGCTACTGTTACGGGAGGAGGAGGAGGCGCCACGTACGTAAATCCAGACGGCAGCACCCCGTCCACAGCGCCCGGGTTCCGTAGCGTCACATTCACTGCGCCGGCAGCATGCGGCGGCGTGAATGCCGCAATCGAAGTAGTGTCAACCGACACGAGGGTGGCAGCCGTGGTATCGAAGAGTACGATCACCTCGGGATGGAAATTGGTTCCGCTGATCAGCACCGCGTTACCGCCCGCCGTCGATCCGGAGGCCGGAGAGAGCCCGGTCGGCTGGGCAGGACCAGTGACTCCGCCCGTTCCGGCCGTCAATATCTCGGCTGCGGCAATCGCCCAATAGAAAGCTGGCTCCGTACAGCCCACCGTCGTTGTGCCGCCGGAGGGGGCCTGAACTAGCTGGCCAACGGCCATGCTAACGAAGGCGTTATTTTGAAAGTCAAGCTGCGTATTGGCCCTTGGGCTCACCCCGAAGCTGCCCTGCCCATCGACCATTCCTATCACCGCTCCGGACTGCTGAAGCATCCCGGGCATGCCCAATTGAAGAACACTTCCGCTCCCTGTTGGGCCATTCGCCCCGGCCGACACTCCAAAGCAACTGGTGACGCTGGCCGCTCCACTCACCGTCCCGAACCTGGCGTAGGCCGTCAGCAACACGTCAGTCGTGTTGCCTGCTGCCGGCTGGGCGATGATCGTTCCCTGAGAGAGCGCAGAAGAAGCCCATGCGGCCCAGATTTGCACGCCCTCGTGCCCTGGCGTCTGGCTCGTGAATACGGCCTCCCTGATCTTGGTCCACGCGAGCCCCAGCCCGTTGATGGTCCATGGCGTGGCATTTGTATTGTTCCTGGTGTTCCAGATCAGGACAACATACACGAGCCTATTCGCCGCAGCCGGAGGCGTCTGGAGAACCAGGGACTGTGTAGATGCGGTGTGCTGGACCGACACAGGCCAGCTTGGTTCCATAGGCGGGCCAACTGGCACTAGCGGAACGAATATGTAGGTGTAGCCCTCCGACAGCGTGGTAGACTTGAAGTCTGGGTTGGTAACCGTAACGTTCGAGACGCCTAGACCAGGAGGCGTAACACAGATGATCTGTCCCGACGTTACGTCGAGAATGGTCGCAGCGTTGCTGCCGAATATGACCGTAGCCCCGCTAAGGAAATTGGTCCCGTGGATCGTGACCTCCGTCCCGCCGGCTTCGGCCCCCAGGGTTGGTTCGATCGATTCGATCGTTGGAGCCGGATTCCCGCCAATCGGGCCACCGCCGCCGATGTCGTGGATGCGCTGCCCAATCTGAATGCGATTGGCCCAGAATACATCAGGGTTCGGACTGGTGTACGGGTTCGGGAACATTTGCTGGGCCAGGGTGCGCCCAAGAGGATCCCCCAGACCCTCCAGGATCTTCAAATATTCATAGTCCTGATAGCCCGCTCGGATCATCTTCATCCGCATGGATGCGAGCGGGATGTCCGTCGAGCCGCCAATCCTGCCGGTGGTGCCAGGATAGAACAAGGTGCCGTCGCCGTTGCCGGTGTACTCGTAGATGTCGGCCCACGGATCGCCGGTCGTGTAGGCAAACCCGGTTTCAAAGTATAGCTCTCCGGTCGCCCGGTACAGATGACAGAGCCAGCCCATCATGCGGGCTCTGAGTGGAGAAGCGTCAACCATGTAAGAGGCCCAGCCCGTGAAGTACGAGCTAGACCCGCCGCACCCGTGACTCATGCAGCTTTGGTACAACCAGACCTCGCGGATCGACTTGCCTGCCAGCCATGAATCGTAAGACCCACGCTGATTGCCGGCGAATGTGCCGCTCTTGTCGTGGATGAAGTTGATCACGGGCACGAGGATGTCGATGGAGTTCTGAACCCCATTGTCCAGGGCCTCCCGGATCGTGGTAGTGACCAACGTCTTGAAATTGGCGTCAATGCCGTGAATCGTGTTGGCTCTAGACGGGATCTGGCTCCACGAACAAAACTGCGGCGGCTCATCGCATGTGTAATCAAACGCCTTAGAGAACCGGCCAACGGACTTTAGATAGTTGACTACGGCGGCCCGATGGTAAGGCATCGGGTACACGGAGCTATACTCCGCTCCCTGAAGTTGAGTGTTGGCCGTTCCGGTGACCAGCGGTCCGTGGTAGGTCGTGTACGAGCCGATAGAGCTATCCCCGGTATCAACCCCGGAAACAGCCATCCTGTGGTCCAGGGCCAAAATGGAGTAGCGCTGTCGAAGCTGGTTCCACGCGGCCTGATTGCCAGAGATACCGCTGTGTTGGGCCGGCAGGACCGGATACGTCAAGGCAAAGAAGCTGCGGAGAGAAGACGTGGAGGGGATCCCGAAGCCCCAGATCGTTAATGAGATGCTGACATTCACGTCAGCCTGACCGCTCAGATTGACAACAGCGGTTCCGTTATAAACACCAGACGTGGCGTTGGCCGGGATGTGAATATCAATCCAGACGCACTGCGTACTGTTGGATGAGACCGTAAACGGAAAAGCGTTGCGGGCCTGCCCCACAACATCATCCAACTTAGGGACCATGATGTCGGGGGTCTGGCCCGTCCATCCGTCCGGCGCAGACACCTGCGGACAGTTTACAGTCCTGTTGCGGAAATAGTGGATGTTGCCTGACGGGACGGGGCCGATTGATGCAATGTTGACATCCGTGAACGTCCCAGAGCCCGTGAGTATAAGCTGAAACGCTACGAATTCGTTCCTGGCGCCATGCAGAATGACACTGTTCCCGGCAGGCCACCCCGCGTTAGGGCGAACCTTCTGTAGATCATTCGCAACGCCGACTGTAATTGCCATGGGCTACTCCATGTACTCGTCGCCCGACTCTTCTTCGGCTCTAAGGTCCACTATGGTCGAGGGCTCGTTAGCGTCTCGATTGGCCGCTATCTCCTCGACCCTGGCCGCCATATCGGCCTTCAGTCCTATGAAGATGGATGCGTCTGTCTCGCGCTTGTTCATCGCCATGATGCACGCATGGTGCATCACGTACTCTTCCCATCCGGAGATCCCATCGACAACGTCTGTCTCCCGAGTCAGCCTAGGCATCCTGGGAACATAGAGCATCCGCAGGATCGTTCCGGCGCCCGGGGCCGGCGACAGCCACAGCCAGTTGTCATTGAGTCTATACCTGACCTTGTCGTGCCCGTAGCGGTTCCTGCCGGCATGGGCGAACCGATGGATGGGAATCCAGCGCTGCCCAACCAGGCGATCGACCCCGAGGAGCTTGAAAAGGTCCGGCGGGAGAGGGTAACGCTCCGTGATGCCGTCGGCCACGAAGGCATACGGATCCGTGACGTTATAGTCATTGTCATAGGCTGTGACTAGTTTGTCGTATAGCTCGAAGGCTCCAGCGTTGATCCAGTCATTCCATTCCGACTGCTCGATGAAGTCTGAATTAACGGTGTCTGTCCTTTGCTTGCACTTGGTCCTGATCGAGGCCAGAGAGGGGCCATCTACAATGCAAATGCTTCGGGTGATGATCTCGCCACCAGAATCCTCCGCCTGCACCACGTCGATCGTGCCAGGGATCTGACCAGCGCCGTAAGACCCTAGCTCGGCGCCAATGGATGCGAGGGACCCGCTGTTCTGTGTAACGATGGACCACGCGTGGGGAGGGCCGAATCCGCCAGCAACATAGAACTGGATTTGACCGCCGGCCGTCGTCTTGGGGTTGGACGGCAGAATGAGGCCAGGCATCGTGATTAGAGGGTATGACACGTCAGGCTCCTACAGCGGCACCACGGTGATGATTGCAGGTGAGGCAGTCATTAGGGACGGGAACAGGATGCTTCTTATAACCATCGGGCTGACCGACCACACGTCTGCGCCGATCATGATCGTCCCTGGCGCGAACACAACCGCTAGAAGCTCAAACGCAATCTGAGACTGCGAGGCAACCTTCACAAGCCCGATGTTCGCAAGGGCGGCGTCGGGCGGTCTCAGGTCCTGTCTCGGCCCGGAGAACCACGGGATCCCCATGGTTCCGGAGACGGTGGCCGGCAGGAAGTACGGGTCAGTCACCGCGACCCAGAACGGCTTGGCCTCGGGGTTGAAGATGTGCAGACGCACCCTGAATGGCACATTGACGTATGCGGTCCCGGGCGCGGAGATGAAGCAATAGCGCTCCAGCGGCCCTAGCCCGGTCGGATAGGTCTCGGCGCTCCGGATCGGGTCCCAGGGCGGGCGAGCAAAGAACTCAGGCAGGGTGGGTGGAGGCGGGAAGTCCGGGGCCGGGACGATGATCGGCTCCAGGGACCTCGGCTCATCCGAGCGCGGAGGGTTCCAGTCTGGCCGCGAGAAGGCGTCGGGAAGAACCGCCGGCAGAGGCCACGGAGGCAGAACAGTCGTCTGCTCGTGCGGCCCGACCGTGTAAGAAATCCACCCCTTCTCTGGATCCCACACGAACCGTAGGAACCCTGGAGGCCCCTCGAAGGCCCACAGGTCTGGCACCGGATCTGGGGTGGCAGGGTAAACCTCCTGGAACCCGTGCCACAGAGAGGGCGGCAGAGGCCGCAGGAAGGCCTCCGGCAAGAGCGGAGGAACCGGGATCTCCGGGACGATGACCAGGAAGATGCTGGGCGGTCGCGGCTCGACCACCACGCCCCGATCCGGGTTCCACGCCGTGCGGATGTACCTCTCCGGCAAGAGCGGCGGAGGAGGCTGGTCTGGCAGGACGACCCAGTATGTCTCAGGGCCGATCGGGCTGTTGACGTGGCTTCGCTCCGGATTCCAAATCGGGATGAGCCAGTCCGGGCCCAGGTACCACGATGTCACCGGAGGCGGAGGCTGGCCGAGCGGCGGGGTTATGACCTCGATACCGGAACGCCAGGTTTGTCTCGGTTCAGGGTATCGATCCAGAACCAGGGACGATGTTTCGGCGGGTTCACTGAACCCCAGCACCTCAATCGCCTGTGCCAGGTAATCTGTGCCGATTCCATCCGCACCGAAGGTGATGGTACCGGTCCCCGTCCCGAGAGCGTAACGACCCCCGGCCGCGGTGTACCCGGCGGAACCGTCCACCAGGCTCCCGTCCCAAAGTGAATACGGATACTCAGCCAGGGTCGCGCCAGCGCCCACCAAGGAAATCAGAAGCGCGCTGCTGGAGTTGGATCCTGACAGCGACGTGGCCCGCGGCCCGCTCCCGCCCCCGAGCAGATGCGTTACGGCCGACGCGCCAAAGCATGACGCCAGGCTCGTTCCACCGAACATGGTGCCGCTGAACGCATAGGCCACAGCCTGCACCGACTTGGAGGCCGAGCTACTCGTTTGAACCGTGATGCTTCCGGCTGGCAATGCCGCCGACGCCCAGGCCGCCCAGATGTCAGCCGTAATGGCGCCAGTGATCGCATCGGCGGCAGCAATCCTGGTCCACGCGAGCCCCAGGCCCGTGACCGTAACCGGGAAGGCCGTGCCACCGCACTGGCCGGACACGCACAGAGCAATCAGCCTGTTTGTACCAGACGTGGCCGGAGCGCCAAATACCAGATTTGGGCTACCGTCTGCTACAAGGTTCCCGGACGCCGGCCATCCCGGATCGATTGACGGGCCCGCCGGGAGAAGACCGGCAACGGCGAACGAGCTAGGCTGCTGAGCAGTTGCGTTTGAGGCTAGGACCGGGACAACGCCCTTGATGGCGCCAGGCCCCGGGGGCACAACGATAGCGTCCGCCTCCACGTTGACGGTAGAAGAGGCAGCGACGTTGATGATCGCATCCGCCTCTACCGTCGTCGGGCCTGTGCCCGTGGCGAGGATTGCGTCTGCCGAAACGTTAGAGGTACCTAGCGGCATGCCGGCCCCTTACGTTTCATCCCAAAGCCACACGAGACGCCCAGGGGACGAGACGCCCGCGGGGGCGCCCGGAAGCACAGCCACAGCCAAGACTAGGTAGGTCTGAGTGCCTGGTCCCGTAGCGCTCCCCACGTTCCATGTACCGGGGACCAGTGTTATAGAATCGCCTCCGTCTGCAATCGGGGCGGCATCAATAAACCCTGTCGGCGGAAAGGGCTTAGGCCCCGTTTTCACGGGCCGCATGTAGGACGAGGCCGTGCGGTAAGCTAGCCTGAAGAACGCAGACTGTGCCCCGAAGGATCCATCCCAGTACCAGCGGATGTTGCTGACGGTCGAATACGTTCCGCTCACTACATGCAGGCGAAACCATTTCTCATAGGAATAGCCCGGGCCGGACTGATATGGCACAACGGGATGCTGAGAGCTAGATGCGGCGGTGGTGTTCTTCGCCTGAAAGTAACAATCAGCCTCTCCGCGATCCGTACCGGTCGAGGTCGGGTACTCGAAAAGATGAACGACGGCAGTCAGGACCTCGGCTCCACATACAGTTAATCAGCGTTCTTCTTCGTTACCATGGTCACAAGCCCATCCTGCGTGAGCATGATCCTGATCCTCATCGGGCTGTCGCTGGCCGGAACTATGATATCCACGCCAGGCAGCGACCACAGGCGATCTCCGTTCCCGCAAACAGCATGAGTCGTGAACGGCACCGCCATGACTCCTGGTTCAACGTTCGCCACCACAACCTTCATGAAGGGGTCGCTGGTCTCAACCGACAGGCTCGCAATCTCCATGTCAGGAAATGATCCGTTTCTCTCTATCACCTCGTCTCTGCTAACCATCACTCCGGCGCGATCGCATACCGTCCAGTCCGTTACGCGAGGCATTAGCTCACCTCATCGAACAGCCACACGTACGACTCTGAGGATAGTATGCCGCCCGCTGCCCCCGACTTGACCCCCAGGTCGAGAACCAAGTACGGCTGATTCGCCCCTGGGCCTGTAGCGCTGGCAGAATTCCACTCTCCAGCATTGATCGTGAGCGCGGCGCCTGGCGAAGTGAATCCCTCCGCGTTTGTGAACCCAGCCGCCGGAAACGCCACGTCATCGGCCGGACGAACCGGGGAGGCGTAGGTCGGTGGCGTTCCAGTCACCAGCCTGTAAGACAGCCGGTAATTGGCGGCGCTACCGCCCATAGTCCCGGTCTTGTAAAATCTCAGGTTGGATAGGCTGCTGTACGGGCCGCTCATCACGTGCAGGCGCAGCCACTTCTCGCGAGAGAACGAATAGCCGGACACGGGAACCGTGATCGCGTCCGACGTTCCAGATCCCGTTGCGTCCGTGCCTGTCCTGAACCTGACCCTGGCGGCCGAGATGTCTACCCCGGTAGATGTAGGGTATTCGTGCGGATGAGCGTTAACCTGGGAGATTGCCTCATCCAGCCACGGGGGAGTAGCGACGAACCCACGCCCATAGAGAAAGCGCTCTCTGTAGGCGTACCCAACCTTGCGCGGCACCTCGTTCCCGTACAGCGCCGGAGACAGGACCTCTGGGCTGAAGATGACGGCAACGATCTCTCTGTTTGTGTTTGTAACGTCAATCGTAAGCGAAGCGGTCTGCGCACCCAAGGGCGGGTTGATGCGGTCAGCGAGAACATTTCCGGTGTTGGCGGCCCCCCTAATGGTGTATCCAGAGCCAGCGGTCCACGTTCTGCCGGCCGAGGTACCGCCGAACTCAACAGCCAGGCAATGTGGGTTTAGGACCGTAAAAGACGATGTCGTGATGACCGTGCCGGTGACGGCGTCTGACCCGAACCCTCCGATGCCGGCAAACGGGCTGCTCCTGTGCGCGCCCGAGTATTGCGAAGCATTGCACCTACGGTAGGCCCCGATCTCGCCCCAATCCACTGTCACCTGGTTAGATGCGTTCCCGAGGATGTTATTAGCGTAGTAAATGGCCGCGGTCGGGCCAGCCCCCGTGGGCTGTGCAGCGAAGGCTGGCGGATCGCAATTGATATACGTGTTGCCGGCCGTGTCCGTGACGGTCGGTCGCGGTTCATCGTTATTCCAAACCGCACCCACCACGATCAGGTTGCCGGCGGTCGCTACGAATGCGGGCGTAGTCACAGACGCCACGCTTGTGGCGTTGGCAAGCGCTGAGTTTACAAACGCAATAGTCATTTGGTCCTATGGCGCATACTGAATAAACCGAACTGTGAATGATGCGCCGGCGGACTGCACGAAGATGCCCATTGCCGGCTTGACCTCGTCCTGCCACACGCCCTTGTCCGCCTCCGCCACGTCGCAGTCCGCCGCCACTTGACCGGACGATGATGCCCCACGGAAGACGAAAGCCCTGACGCTGGTCGAGTTATTGATGATTCGCACCTTGTATCGATTGGTGAGCGCGGCAGGTCTACCGGACAGCCCATCATCCACGCGGACCCAGGTGCCAGAAACGGGGACCGTTACGGTCGCCTCAGTGATCGTACCGGCAGCCATGTTAGCAATCCCCCTGTCCTTGATCTCTTCCAGTGTATCCCAGATGAAGTTAACGTCTGTGTCTAGAAGGTACTGGCTATTGGTGTCTCCCGGCGGAACGACGGTCGTAAACGTCTTGTCGGGAGGGATCGGAATGTCACCATCTAGATAAGGCATATGCCCTCTCGCGCTCTACGGTACCGACATCCCAGCCAAGAAGAAATCCAGCATCCTGTAGCCGGTCGAATGGACCGTGTTTCGGTCGTTCGCGTTTGCTGGGTTGAGGCCGTTAGCCGTTTCCCAGGTGTCCGACATCCCGTCCAAGTCTGCGTCAGGATACGGGGTGCTCCCCGTGATCGTCGAGGGGGTCCCGTCAGTAGGGTACTGGCTAGGACCAGTATTGGTGCGATACTCCTGAACGACCCTGCTGTCGTTGCTGTCGTAAGCGGTCACCCAGGCACCATTTGCAGTGAGTCGACGAGATGCGCCAACCGGAAACGGCACGGTGGTGGTGGTCAGGCCCATGCTTGTCTCTAAAGTAGAGACCGGCTCCGGGACGATAGGAATGCTGGTTGATGTTAATTGCGTCGTGCGGCGAAATGCGGTATTCAGCGGCCCGGTATCAGCGCCATTCTCCGAGCTTGCTACCCCAACCATATCAGTCCATTCGCTTGATGTGGCTCCCGGGTCTGGATGACGGGGACCACTGTTCCCCGACACATAGAGCGATGGGTTACCAGAATAGGCTGGGTCGTTTCGCCAGATAAACTCCCGAATACCAAGCGATGGAGCTTTTGGCCCAAGTTTGTAAATATTGCTAATCAGATCGGCCCGGATCGCTCCACCTAACTGAGTGCCGCGAAAGCCGTAATTGTATACAACGTTGTTTATCCACTTGACCTCGCCAACTGTCATGTTCGGGTTACGATGGCTGGCTGTGCCTAGAAAATTGTGATGATAATCGAGATTGACCATGCCCGAGTGTATTCCGGAGCCCACGGCCGCCCCGGCAGCGCCGTTAGTGGCGTGTATGATTAGCGGCTCTGTGACGATGTTCCATGAGTACGTAATGTCACGAAGCGCCGTAGTGAAAGACCAGGTGTTAATGTTCTCGTCCTCCGTCCAGTAGAACGAGTTATGATCTATCACATTGAAACGTCCGCCGTCCTGTATCTTGAATGGCGCCCCGCTCTGGATTGTCTCGCCTGTCTCAATTGTCTTCCCGTGACGAAAACGCATGTAGCGCATCACCACGTTGTTTGCCTTGCTGATCAGTAGCGAACCGGTGAACGGCCCGCCCGTCTCGCCTGCCTTGGCTGCTCTAACCTGAATCCCGCCGGGAGATGTTTGCCCAGCAATGGTGATGTTAGCGTTTGTGATTATCATGGTGCTCTGTAACACGATCGTGCCGGCCACCCTGAATACGCACGTCCTGGAACCCGTAGCCTGGATACACGCTCGAAGCGTGTTAGCGCCCGAGTCCGCAAGGCTCGTGACGTAAATGATGGATCCACCCCGGCCCCCGACCGACACGCACCCGGAGCCTTGACACCCCGGGAAGGCGGCCAGCGGGATAGGCGCCGCCACGGGCTCGTAAGCCCCGATCGACGGAGGAGTCGGCCTGGTCTCTCCCTCGTAATCTACATCAGGCTTCTGGTTCGGATCCCCCTCTCCAACGAGCGGAGAGCCGGGGCCAGGGCGCAGATTCGTTGGCGCACTAACAAACAGCGGGTTGGCGTTGATCGAATTCGCCCCAGGGTTCGACCCGACGTTATAGCACAGGTTGTAGTCAGGAGAAGCCACCCCGGCGCCAATGCTGAAACACGCTCCGCCGGTGGAGTATGCGGCATTGTTTCTGAACACGTGCCCCGTACCATCCTTGCCCACGGAGTATGTTCCGTTCGTGCTGGCCTGGTTCGTATAGACGGTATTGTTCCTGATCACATTGTTAGCGCTATGCGCATCTCCGCCTCCGCTGTCGTAATAGCGCCCCGCCACGCCGAACACATAGTCGTTGGCCGCATTGGTCTTCACGGCGACGTTGTTCTCAACCAGGCAGCCCTGGCAATTCAGGATATCGAATGACCTATCACCCGCGTTGTATGTCTGGTTCCCCCTAACCGTCAGGGACGAAAGCAGTTCCGTGGTAGTGTAGCCCGGCGCTGTCGAGATGCCGTAGCCTCCCGGAGCGGCCACTCCTCCGGAGAAATCTATGTAGTTATCCTCTATCAGTGTACCCGTGTGGCGACCATGCACAACTATGACGGCACCGGGCGTATTCGCTGGCGCGTGGATCTCATTGCATTTGATGATCTCGTCAGTGCCGCCAGGCGCAGCAAGCTGACCGCCGAAGTAGATCGTGTGATCGAACGTCGTAAGCAGATTGCCGTTATTCCACATGTAGTTGCTGATGAGCCAGTTACCCGCGGACCCACCCAAGAACGCGCCACTCCTGGTGTTCAGGATGCGACTGCCTATGATGCGCCAGTTGTCAGCGGGCGGGCTACCGGCCGGGTAAAAGGCGTACCCGTAGGACCCGTCCAATTCCATGTTACAGAACTCCATGTCATTACTGCCGGCCAGGCCCTGAAAGCCAAAATTGTCAGAGCCCGATAGCCGAATGTTCTTGAACCGGTAATGAGATGCAATATTGAACAGGCTGATCTGGCCGGTCATCCTCGGCCTGCCCTCTGTTCCCACGTTCCAGGGCGCCGTGTAGTCGCGAACAGTCAAAGGGCTGGCCTGAGTAGCGTTTGCGTTTTCCCACTGCCCAGCGGCCGAGCCAAAGCTGCCGCCTCGGCAAAATGCGATGGTCTGCCCGGCAGGCAGCGTGCTGAACAGTGTTCGCGCATTGCCTACGGTACGGCGCGCGAGAGCCGGCGTTAGGCCGGAATTGGTGTCGACCCCCACCGTGCAGCCCGACGCGGCGCCCGTCTGACAGTCGCAATAATACCGTACCGTGCCCTGTAGCGGCTCCTCTTTGCACGCCGCCCATTCACATGATGTGGTTGAAGTATTCGTACAGGGGGCGCCAGCCGCGCTGACCCATGTAGATGAAGGCGGCGGAGGCGGAGGAGGGGGCGTGCTGATAGTGTACGTGGCGGACGAGGGACGGCTCCTCTCCCTGGGGAACTGAGGCCATGCAACACAGATGATGGTCTGGGTTGTCCCCACACTGAGTGGCCCCGTGTATCGCTGACCCTCGATGTGCTGGGGGGCCGACCCGTCTACGCTGCAATAGATCGGAGATCCCGTGCTGGTAGTCGTAACCGTAACCGTTTGTGTCGACGTGTACGAGCCGCCCACGGGCGAAAACGTGGGGGCATGAGCCCGCGGGATGACGGACCATCCCGCGGAGATCAATGCCGCAGCTACGGCTGAGACCACCAGGTGCATGGCTGCCCTCTCCAGGGTCAGGAGCTTACTCCTGGAAGACGAGCGTCACGTACCCCGAGAGTGAAGGCGCAACCGCCGGCAAAATCCCGTATCCGTTATTCGCCGTGGCCGGAGTAACGAACTCCTCACCAGGGGCCGCGAACCACCGCACGGTAGACCGCTGGTTGAAGGGCATCTGGAAGAAGACTGTAGACGCCGTGTAGGTCGGCTCGGCGGAATGCGCCCTGCCAGCCACGCACGTCGCCGCAGCATCCGCTGCGTCCAGCGACACCACCGTCACGGCGGTATTCGTACCGGCCGCCGTGCAGCGCTGAAACTGAAGACGCACAGCCGTGTCGCCCGGAGTCCCGTCGACCCCAGCGAACACCTCGATCGTCTTCGATCGCTTCTGGCCTGAACCTGCCCCCACGAGCGACGCGACGGTCGCCGTGGTTGAAAGAGTCGCGTTACATGGTGCGGAATAGGTAGCCATGTTTTGATTCTCCTCTACTGCGGTTAACTACACTGGCGCTGGCAATATCTCTGCTGCGTTCACTGCTCTGGCATTGATCGGTCCACCCCCGACCGCTCCACTTGCTCCAACTATTCTGTCGCCTCCAGTCGTACCCGTGTAACGATAGACCTCTATGCGCGCACCCGGAGTAGATGAGGCGACCGAGAAGACTACAGCGTTCCCCGATGCCGCGATAAGCTCGGCCTGGAACGCCCATGCGATGGAGGAGAGCAACAGGCTATTAACGGTCGTTCCGGCAAGCGTCACAAACCCGGCGCCACTGGTAGCGCTGCCCGAAAGAGCACCGAAGCTATTGGCTGCGCTCGAAGCCCCAGACTTGGCACCAGACAGGGCGTACAGCGTGATGGACATGGTCTTAGCCAGCGTCTGACCGCTCGCGACCGAAGCCGTCACGTTGCTGGATGACGTAGCGGAGTTAGTCCAGGCTGCCCAGATCGACGCATTGACATAGTTCGAGTAAAGCGTTTCCTTGACCTTGACCCATGACAAGCCAAGCCCGTTAACCGTCACAGTCGTATTGGTGGCGTTAATGCAATTCACCACCGCCACAAGCAGCTTGCCGCTTTGGATGACCGGAGGCACCACGGACACGCCCGTGGCCGTGCTCCCCTGAATGTAGTTCGTCATGGGGAAGCCCGAATCCACAGATGGCGGACTAGTAGTGGTAGGAGGAGGCGGAGGCGGCGGTCCCCCTCCTCCCCCGCCCCCCGCCGCGATGAGGGCGTCAATTCGTGCGTTGGTCGCGGTAATCGCGTTATTCGCGGCAGCGATCTGTCCAGAGATGGTCCCGAACCGCGTGCGAATTTCGCTCAGGGCATTCAGGATGAAATTGATGTCGCTTTCTTGAAGGTAATTGGTTGGATTCGCGCCGATCGGAAGCGTGTTGATGAACGCCTTCAGCGCTGGAATCGGATCACCGTCAAGATACGCCATCTAACTCTCCACCCCTATTGCCTTCAACATCGCGCCGCGTCGCTCTATCTCTTCTAGTCTCTTTTCCCATGGCGTACAGGACGCCTTGGCGGAGCATTCTTCGCAGACTGGCCTATGGCAACAACCACATCGTCCAAGGCGTACAACGACCTTGCCATCAACCGGAGGGCGAACGTAAGTAACCTGCTGACAATGCCCGCACGTAGAGGTGTCGGCCTCTCCGCCCTGGAGCATGGGCGTGGGCCCGGATTCTTGATAGTAGCCATAGTGTTTAACTGGTCCGCGCACGTTCTCTACTCCGACTCATCGTCATGCCGGCCGCTACGCCGGCCCGGGTCCCGGTCGTGACCGTAGAATACGTCCTTAGCAATATTTGAAACCTCGTTCTTCAGTTCACTCAGGTACCTTAGCACCGTATCGTGCCGCTCGTCGTAAAAGCGCCTTTCGTCCATGTTGTGCTTTCTAATCCTGGCGTCAACCCAGCCCATGATGCCCATCACCGCTGCCACCACCGCCGCCAGCACGATGAGTGTATACTGGATGGAGGTGTCTATCGCCTGTATTTGACCTAGCGTTGATAACCCAATCACCACTAGACCTATTCCCAGGAAGACCGGGCTCACGATCGCACCCGCGGTTATCTCACGTCCCACCGAATACCAGCGCCTACACTCGGCCCACGATGAATGTCGTGCATGGCCTGAGAAGAAACCCACCATCGCCGAAACACCCGACGGTCCACTCCTAGATATGCCCCCGTAGGCTCCGGGTTCAACCGCGACCAAAGCGCACCTGCTCTCATTGACCAAGACGGGATCCTTTCCGGTCCTGTACCGTTGCCCAATTCGACCACGGACGACAGCCTGGAGTCAAACGGAGCCTTCGCGATCTCTTCCGTACGATCTGGCAACACCTTGTCCAGAGCTACGTTTCCATTCACAAACAGATTACCGTACTTGCTTCTTAGGTCCACAACGACAACGCGGAACCTAACATCGTCCCCGTCCTTCAGCCTGCACTCGGCAACCTGCCCCTCCGGTATTCTGCCTGCCTCGTCCACGGGCCCAATCTTGGCCGTTTCAGACTGCAAGCGAGCCAGCCGTTCAACGCTTACCTTGGCTACGTTCTTCGTTCTCTTCAGTTGACCGCGAAGGTCTTCATCAATGGCAGCCAAGGCCGAATACTTTTGATTCAGTACCTTGGCTGCCACCCTCTCCGCCACTAACTGGTTCTCCAGCCTTGCCTTAGTGGCCTCATGATCCTGGAGAAGCAGATCGTAGCTCCTCCTCGACTGCGCGTATGCGCGCAGAGACAGGACCACGACAACGGCCGAGCACGCCACCGCCGCTATCGTGATCCATCCGTTCTTCATGTCTCTCTCGGCGGGACGATCGACTTGGGGTTATCCTTCTGATTGTTCCATTCACCGGCCTTCATCGCGAACACGGAAGCAACCAGAATGCCGTAGATCCACCGCTTCGGTTCCCACTCCATGAGCGTTTCAGGCGAGGCTCCGGTCATGATCTGGAACAACACAAACACGGCCACCGCACGGAGGCGATGCACGTTCTTGCGGTACCAGCGCATCCATCTGGAGACGAACACCGGCCATTTCATGGCGCCCCCGATTGCTTAGAACGTATCTTCTTCCCAGGTCACATTCACGTCGTAGACGGAGCCCGACTCGCCGGTCGCGTACAGCACAAAAAGCTCGGTCGCTGACTGAATCATGGGGGGCTGAGTGCCGTCCGCACCAAACCGCCACTCGACGATCGGGGCGATGCCACCCGCGACTTCCGTCAGCGACGGGATCACGATCTGCGCCTGCCGGATGATCGCATTGGTGGTACCAGGCGTACCGTAGGCCGCAGTCCCCACGGACGAGACCGTGACGGACGGGGCCGCAGCCGTTGAGTCGTGCTTGCACTGCGTAGGAACCGCCGTCAGAACCGCCGTGGAAAGCGTGCCAGCCGTGGACCAGCGCTTCAGGGTGAAAACGCCTCGCCCCAGAGCCGTCGCCATTCCTGACACGGACATGTACTTCAGTCTGCCGTAGACGCCCGCAGCGCCGGCCATCACCAGGACCTCGGTGATGGTCGTAGCGGCCGGCGTGAAGTTGACGAGAGACGCGCTGTAGGTCTTCCCAGAGTAGATTGGGTAGATCTTGTTAGCGCCGAGTCCGTCCCGAACGTAAATAGCCATCTTGTCGCTCCTCTATCAAGAAAGAACACCGACCAGTGCATGCGCGGTGTTCTGATTGGACGTGAAGTCAAGCGACCCCACGTTGGTGTCCACTGAATCCAGGATGAGGCCAGACGCCGTGGGCGCCTGCTGCCGAGGGTTGACGGTGACGAATGCGGTAGAGGCCGTCACGATCGTGCCGCTCGACAGAATCACGAGCGCACCGATCTCAGCGTTTACAGGCGAAGCCCCCGGCGCTTCGGCCCCGAATGCAACGAGACCGAACGGAAACACCAGGGACGAGGCGGCGTTCACTGTCACCGGGACAGAAGGGACCCCGCCCGCCGGCCCGCCCCCGCTGCTGATAGAGGGTGGATCGAGCTTGACGGAAGCATGCCGCGTCCCTGGGTACAGATGGATGCGACTAACCGTAACCGGATCGGCTCCCGCAGGGCTTGAAACCACCACCGCGGCCTGGATCTTCTGGCCGCTCGTGATGGACGATCTATCTAGACTGACGGCGGCAGTTGCCATGGGTTACGCCTCCGCTATTCCAACATCGGGATCGGGCTCAATGGCTTCGACATCCTCGGCGTTTGCGATTCGGATCGCCGCCCTGAGCGCCGCCGCCGCCTTGCTCGGCTCTCTCGCGTGAGTAGCCTTGATGAATTCGTCCATGACGATCTCGAGGTCGCTCACGGCATCAGGGGATGCTCCGTTAGCCTTCAGTTGAGAGAGGATCGTCTTGATAGGATTCTCAGGCATACGGTAGATCCTTTGTGACGGTGAATGCGACGATCGCGGGCTGGATCACTGAGCCGTCAGCGCAGTGGACTGTAGCCCCGACATCCACGGTCGCATCCGAGCCAACCCTGGGCGTCAGGAACCGGATTGCGATTTCGTAGGCCGTGCTACCGCCCGCTGCGACCACGGCGGTCGCAACACTGAGCCTGGGAGTGCCGAACTGAACCGGCGCGGGCTGGGTCGTGCTGCCCCTGTATGCCCATGGAACGATGCCGAGCACGTTCACGTCCGTTGCCGAGCTATTAGAGACAGTGAGTGTAGCGGTTGCGGTCTGCCCTGTGATCACGGTCGCGTCACCCGTAGCAATCTCTGCCGTCATGGCCATAGGGCTCCTTAGAACACGTCCGTATTCGCGAGGGTGATGTGCAGGTAAACGGTCTCACCGTCGCCAAGCTCAGTAGCGGACGGAGATGCCGTGTCGGAGAAGACGACCTGGATCGTCTTCAGCCCATCCACATCCTCGGCGATCAGGCTCATCACCGGAGAGGGAACGATGCCGTCCGCATCCGCGTGGAAGTTCTGCATGAACAGGAACCGCGGATACTTGTCATCCAGGGTGACGGTGTAATTGCCCGCGCTATTACGCGCGATGCTGGCGATGCCCTTGGAGTAGGCCGTCACCAGCGTGGGAGCACCCGTAGCCCCGATGGTAACCTTGGCGTATAGGTCGACGACCTTCTTTTCAAGCTGGAGCCTGAACTGATTGAAGCGACGATTGGACATGTTCTCTTCCTCTTTCACCCCGCGTGTAGCGGGAGGTTGGAATTAAGCCGCTCCCGCCTCCCCAGGAGGGAGCGGCCTCGCTTCTCAGTTAAGCCCCGAGGATGATCTGCCCGTTCCAGCCAGGCGCGTTGCACGCCTGGAAGTAGTAAGAAACCCAACGGGTCTCAAGAGCATCCGCGCCGCCGAGCCGCAGCATGTCCTGGCCGTCGCCGCGGAAGACGTGCGGCACCTCGTTCACGCTGCCCAGGGTCCAGGTGTTCTGCTGGAGCAGGTAGCACCGCAGGCCGGGGCAGCTTCGATCCGGGAAGATGTCCACCGGGCCCTTGTGCCCGTTGAGCGTGATGCCCTTGAACGAGATGGTGCCCATGCTCATCGAGACGTACTGGACCTTGGCGCCCAGCGAATTGTCCAGGGCCTCATAGCTCGTGAAGTTCGTGATGCCGAGGTTAGTCTTCGCGCCTTCACGCGCGAGGAACTTGGTCCCACGGATCAGGGCCTCGTCGATCGGCTTATTGCTCTCGTCGCTCGACATACCAAACAGCCGGTTATCGAACGACCGATCCACGCCGTAGAAATTATCACCAGAGGTCGGGGCCGTGGTAGGATTCCAGCCGTCCAGCCCGGTGATGTTGGCATTGTTATCGCCCTCCAGGAGCAGGAAGTCACCAGCCGCCCATGAGGTCGGGGTAGCGGCGGCTCCACTAAACCCGGACGCCGCCACGGTAATCACGCCAGTCCTGCGATTGATGTGAGTGACGTAGCCCTTGGCGGCCCGCGGAGAGGCGCCGCCGTCCGTAGCGTTGGCCTGGAGCACCTGATTGCGATTGAAGTGGACCACGCTCTCCGGGTCATCCAGGGTGATGACGCCAGAGGTGATACCGCCGGACGCGATCTTGCCGATGGAGCCCGTTCCGGAACGGAACAGGGTAGAAGAAATGGTCTCCGTGAGAGTCCGCAGCGCGGAGTCGTTCTTCAGTTTCGCCAGGGAAAGGAACGCGGTGCTGTCCCCCTGGGTCGACTCCACAAGCTCATTGGTGATGGTCGCAACCTTGTACTTCGGCTTGCGAGTCATCATGAAGGAGGCGGACTCAGCGGCCTGCTGATTCGCCTGCGCAACCGAGAAGTCTGCCGACACGCCCTGTGAATCATTCCAGATGGTCGGCCACGGAACCACCTTGCCGCCGCAGCTTTCGTTCTTTGAGATCATCCCAAACCAGGGATTGTCATCGTATGAGAAATACTGGATGTTCTGCGGGCCGTACAGTTCCTTCAAAGCAGCGTTAGCCGCCGCCATGTCCAGATAGGCTGACATTTAGCACTCCCGGGGTCGCGGCTCGCGCGCCCACAACGAATTACGTCACCGGGAGTTACGTCGGGCCTTGTTACCCGCGCGTAGCTTCGCGCTCGCTCTTCACAGCCTTGAACTTGGCTATTGCGCGCGCCATGCGCTCCTCGTCGGTGAGAAACACCTTCTCACCATTCACCGGAGCGCCGCCCTGCGTGACGATCTGACTCGTGATCGTGGGATGCTGCCCGAACGGGATTCGCTGGAACACGCCTCGGGCCGGCTGTGCTTCTTCTTCGGCTGGAGACGTGGGCTGGTTTTTTGCGGGGGCGCTAGGCGCCTTGGTGGGCGAGGGTGCAGCAGGTGTGATCGGCTGATACTTTGACTTGAAGTAACTCGTCTCTAGCACAGCCTCTGACTTCTTGCGGTAATACTCTTCCAGTAGTTCTGCGGCGCGTTCGCGCGTTAGCAGTTGGCCCTTGGCCTGGCTCGTGTCCTTGCCCTGGGTTTCAAGCTCTGCGCGTGCGGTCTCTAGCGTTTGCTGATAGTGCTGGATGATTAGCTCTGGTACTTCGTGCTCGACCTCCAGGCGCGTGATGAGTTCGTACTTGTCCGGAGTCGCCTTCACGAATTCAACGGTCTGCTCCTTGAACTGCTCTAGCTCGCGACTGGTGCGGGCTTCCTCGGCCCTACGGGCCGCAGTCTCCGCTTTCGCGCGCTCTTCTGCATCCCGCGTATCGCGGGCCTGCATGTCCTTGCGAAGCTGCTCGACCTCGGCCGCGCGGGCCTCGCGCTCGGCTTGAATCTCCTGCTCGGGGAGCGGCTTCTTAGCGTTCAACATCTGGCGGGACGCACCTTCATAGGTGTGGCCCCCGATCTCCAACCATCTCAGCGGGTCCGCGCGCGCCGTTTCCATCCTCGTGCGCATCTGCGCGATCTCGGCCTGGGCGGCAGCGATCTTGGCCTCCGTCTCCTTCACGCGGGCCTCACGCTCCTGGGCCTGTCGGTTCAGGACGCGAGCGCGCTCCGTAAGCTGCCGCTCCCTGTGTGCCAGGTTGGCGAGCCGTTGAGTGATCTTTAGCTCTTCGGGGGAGGAAGCGGGCTCGGTCTGATCGGCGGCCTTGTCTCCGGTTCCCTTGGTCTCGGCCTTCTCCGGGGGCCTGGCGGCCCCTGCCGCGGGTTCCTTTGGCTTCTCCTCACCAGCATGTGCCCCCGTAAACTGCCCCGCCTGGCCGGCCACGGATCGCGTAAATCCGCCGAAAGCCGTAGGTGTGGTGACCTTCTCGGTCTTCTCTTCTCCGGCGGGGATCGCGGGCAGGGGCAAGGGCTAAGCCTCGTTAGGGTTTCCCCTACCGTAACGCAAACCGCCGGTCGGTGCAAGACATGGCATGTAGCGTCACCAACGACGCAGCGCTCTGCCATCCCGGCCCCTATTCAGGGACCGTCCAGCGCTCGTGAGCGCAGTCGGGCGAGCAGAAGTGCTCCTGATTCCGCCCCACCAACACAGCGTCGCCTCCGCACGCCCTACACGCGGAGCGCCCGGTGCCGCCGCAGGCGTAGCATCGCTCGGAGAAGTAGACGAGCCGGCTCTTGCGGTCATACCTGGAGAAGTCCAGTTCGCCCCTGCCCTTACACTCCGGGCAGTTGAGCCTCGCCAGGTCCCACGGCGCTACCTCTACGTTGCCCGTGCGCTTCATGGCTCATCCCGCCCCACGCTCGGATCCCATGTCTGGGGGCTGTGCTCATGGATGAACACGAGTCGCCCGTGCGCGTAGGCGCGCCAGATCATGTCAGCGGTCCCGGGGCTCCTCCCGTCCCAGACGGCGATTAGGGCATCAGCATAGCAGGCCATTTCCTCGTTGCGGAGAGGCCCGCCCCTCCGCCCCAGGCGGCTCCAGTCGGCGGGGAATCGCTTGACCGGGATGCCGCGTGAAGCGGCCCACCGCTCCCCTAGCCGGTCAACGCCGGGCGCGGTACCGCTCACAAGCTCTCTGATCTCAAGGCCCGACCCGATGATGGCGGCATTCACCACGGCTGCCGAGCGGATGCTCCGTGAGCCAGCGACGATGACTTTCATTTTTATAGCCCCTTTCGTGTCCCCGGACACAGCGAACGGCTCCCCGTTAGGGAGCGTACTGAAGGTCCCTCATACTAAAGAGTGAATTTTACTACCATCGGGTGAACCCTGTCGGCATGACCCCTGCGTGACTTTTTTACAGAATTTAGAGTGCCAAGCAATCACGTCAGGAAACCCTTGTGCCCGTAGCTAGTAACACCGACCAAAATCATACTATGAGTAGAGTTCGTTTACACCCTCGATTTTTACCACTGCGTAACAGCCTATATTGCTGAGCTAAAATCGTTGGGGGACAACAGAGTGCCACAGCGCCGCTGCGTTACAAGCCCCTCTGGCGCGCAGCCCGAACCGATGGGAGAGGCGGGCACCCGTAGGGTGCCGCCCGATCTCTCCTTAAGGCGGCACTCTGCGGAATGGGGTTTTTTGGCCAAAAAGTGACACGCACCTACAGTGACGAAATTCCGTAGAGTGCCAAGGCGTCTGGTAAATGCACCCGGAGAGGGCGCATAAAATGAGCTACGGATGGGTGCTTGGCGTCTCTTGGACGCGGAGATCCTCGGGCCACTCGGAGGGCTCAGCACCCTTCCGACCACGAAGCCCCACGGTTCCGCCGGCAGCGACGGGGCTGGATCCAAGCTGCTTAACAAACACGGGCACGCCCGCTGCGCGACACTGCTGAACGATGGACCTGATCCAGGCGAGGTCGCACGGGCGCGCCCTGGGGCCGCTCTCGCCGCCCACGATGACCCAGCCTACCCGCGGGTCTGGGCTGTCGAGCACATCCAGCCTTGCGTAGGTGTCGAGCCGCCCCGGGTAAGGGCCGACCCGCGTCAGATCGAGCGGCCCGATGAGCGGCTCGGCCGAGACGAAGCGGACCACGGCAGGTATCTCCAGGAGCCATGACAGGCGGTAGAGTCGTTGGGTAATGTCTGCGCAAGCCCGCCCCAGGCCGCCTGGCAGCTACCATTGTCCACGATGAAGGCCAGGGAGAACACCTTGATCCCGGACTGCTGTTGGATGGTGAGCAGGGTCTGGCTGTTCGTAAGCCCCATGTCGATATAGGGCGCGAAGGTGTGGCTTACGGTTCCCGTGGCACCCGTACATCTCGCGGCCAGGGCCCTGCACGCAAAACACAACGCCGCCGCGACGATGAGAAAGTAAGACACCAAGTAAACCTTCATCGTCTTAGTCATGATCGAGCCCAGCCCTATGGACACAGCGAGCGAGTATCGACAACATAGCCCTGTATCGGCCCCGCGGAGTCACCCCACTTCGAGCCGAAAAAGACGCGCTTGCCGTCTTGGCTCGGAACAGCGTGCGGCGACGTACCAAGAGGCATGCGATGGTGGGCTAGCCGGTAATGCCGACCGTTTGTCCCGAACGCAACGATCTCGCCTACGGCGCTCCCTGTCGTGCTGTAAAGCCCGCCAATAGCCCAGCCAATTACGGCGCCAAGCCGCACGGACCCTGCATGATAAGAGCCTGCTCCAGTATCCCAGATCGCAGACTGACTTCCATCTGACAATTTATACCTGACGCCGTTACCCGAGATTGCGTACTCAATGCCATCAGATCCGGTCGTCATGTCGTAGTGCCCCGCAGCGAATTGAGCGCGCCGCGTCAAATTCACCGCACCAGTAGTCTGGTTCCAGTCGAGAACCGCTGTCTCTGCGGAGCTACGCGATACGATGATGTACGTGCCTAGCGGACTAATGGACACCCAGTCAAGCGAAGATATTCCTACGCTCGCGATAGTAATGTCAGCCGTTTTCTTGACGGCGCAACCAGGGGTGAGCGTGGTCATACACGCCGTCATGTCCACCACAAAGAAATACGGAGGCCCGGATGTGCCCTGCCCTACGCTAACTATGACCCATCTGCCATTCTCCGAGATGTTGCCTTCGGCCGGCCCAAAACCAACCTGTACGCTGGACGCCAGACCCCCAGAGTAAACAGTTGTCTTAGCGTTTGTGCGAACATTCCAGAACACGATCGATCCGCTGTCGTCATCAACCTGTACTGCGGTGTCTGGCAGCTTAGGGTGCCAGCGCCGGTCAAATACGTCAGCCGCGAAACGCCCCTCTCCTATCGAGATAGGCTGGTAAGTGTCGCCATCCAAAAAGATGGGCGCGGCCCCAGGCTGATTGGTCATATCGATCTGAAGGATCGATCTACCCTGTGAGTCTGGCGTACTCCAGGCTGGAGCTTTTGGATAAATGCTGTACGCCTCATCGCTCCATGTCTGGCCCGTGGATCCTATGGCGCTTCCAACGTCTCCGGTAACACGGATGATCTGTGTGCCAAAGGCCGGATCCGTTATGCTTTGCAAATATGCCGGCTTCGTGAGCGCTCCCTGCGCGTGCGTACCCGTGTCCGTAACCAAAGCATCGCAGTATGGCGTGACGGCCGGGGCCGACGAAATGGGCGTGCATCTCGCGGCCAGGGCTCTAGATGCCAGGCCCAAGGCAATCACTGCGCTTACGGCAAGGGCAACCTTCATGATTCTGGTCATGTCATGCTCTCCTGTTGGCCGTGCAGGATGGTGCTTGCTCTAATGATGTAGTCCTGGGCATCGTTAAGCGTGACAACATACCCGGGGCCGCTGCATAGGGCATGCGAGAGGGTTGTCGCATAATTGGTCCCATTCAGGGTGATGACTGTTGGGCTTGTCAACGTAGGGGGCGCCGTGGTCGTCCCTGGTCGCGCCCGGAGAGGGCGGCCCTATCTCTCCGCCCCTGCTCCCGAACCGCCTCGCGGTAGGTGCGCCCCGTGCCGCACTCTGTCGCGGGCATCCACCACCCCTCGTCGTCCACGCTCCACCCCTGCGCCTCCAGGGCGGCCCTCTCCTCGGGGGTCGGGAGGTAGCGGCTCATGCCGTGTACCCCCGCAGCGATCTCAGGGCAGCCATCATCGCGATCACGTCACCCTCGGCCATCGCCCTCGCCGCCGCGTCCAGATCGGCGCGCATCATCGCCAGCGCGATGTCGCCAGTTCCGCCGGACAGTTCCATGTACACTGGCATTACCTCGTCCCGCACGCGGGTTATCTCGCGGGGTAGTTCTTCGCCAAGCGTTCTCATCGCTTCTCCTTTTCCTCTAGGCCGAGGCGGGCCAGGGCGCGGCACACCGGGCACCAGGCGTGCTCAGGCAGGTACTCGGTTAGCACATCGGGGCAGGCAGGAACGATCTTCCCCTCTCGGTGGGCCCGCCAAACGAACATACACGGCAGGCGGTACCGCATCAGTCGTGCCTCCTTCTCCACCGCAAGCAGCGCGCGTAACTCCGCCGCCAGCGCCCTGTTCGTCTCCGGGTCTCGCTCCAGGAGCCCCGGCGCACCCGGGCGGAGCAGGTAGTCGGACAGCATCGGAGCGATTCTGGTCTTACCCACGGTCAACCTCCTCGTCCTGGGCGGCGCGGGCGCGGATCTGAGTGAGCATATCGATCGCCTCCTCATTGCCCATCGCCGTGAGCGTCACCAGACAGCGCGCCGTCTCCTTTAGCCTCGCCTCAGCCCCCCTCGCCCTCTCCTCGGCCGCCTCGGCGCGGCGCTCGGATACGCTGGTCCGTTCCAGCAGGGTCCCTAGGCGCTCTCGTGCAGCGGGGTACGGCTCGCCCTTTAGCCCGGCCGCATCCAGCGCCGCGACGAGGGGGTAAACGTGCTCGCTCCAATTCACGGTCTGGCACCCGATGATGCTGTTGCGTATTTCACTGATCTTCGCGAGTGCAGTCGCCAGCCGGTCGCGCTCGAAGCGGAGAGCGGAGACCTGATCCATGAGGCAGCGGCGACACGTGCAGGCGTCGGGGCCGATGGTGTCCGCGTCGCAGTTCCAGTCGGTCGCCTCGGGCTGCTCTCCGGCCGGCGCCGCCGGAGCCTTCGCGGCGCCCGGAGCGCAGTCCTCGCAGCACGGCGGGTGCATCCGACCATCAGGCCCCGCATGGCAGTGACAGCGACCCCCGCACCTCGTCGTGGCCGCCGGCGCCGCCGCGCTACCCATTGCCCACCACCGCGAACTCCTCGTAGGCGGCGAGCGCAGCGTATGCGGCCTTGCACCACGGATGCGGATCGCCACGCTTTACGCCGTCCGGATAGCCGGCGTCCGGATCGGTCTCGAACCACTGGTGATCCAGCATTTTGCACATATCCCTGAGTGCCTTAGCGAGGGAGGCACACTGTGTTTCGCTAGCCGTCAGTCGATCAGTCACGCTACCTTCGCTAGGCATTGGTCTTGCCTCCTCTCGCAATGTCTGGTAGCTCCGTCGGCATAGGGAAACCGTCACACCTACCGTCCGCCGGCCACAGCACGAGTGCCGTCCCAGCCATGCAACAGCCGGAGCGTGGAGCGCCCACCGTGCGCATCGCCCACTGCACGTCGAGTGCATAGCACGCCGACAGCGCCAGCCTCCCGCACCGGAGGCAGTAGCGGCCAGCGACGACGACGGGCTGCGGGGGCGGCTTACGTTCACGTCTGGTCACGGCTTGGTCTCCTTTGTCTCTGGCTCCCCATCCCACCAGCAATTGCAGTGCGTCCCGTCCTCTCTCTTGGGGCAGGGCGACTCGTCCTCACCAGAGTAACCACACGAGCAGCACACGCCACTGCTTACCTGTTTCGCCTGGCACTCGTACGGTTGGCGCACTCCCGGCGCAGGAAAGGTTTTGCTGCAAGTCGCCATGCGGCAGGTGGCGTACCCGGTGACGACATTGGCGTCGGCGGCACTTCCGCAGTCCGGGCACTTGGCGAGAAGAACGCGAAGACGGCGAACCTCAATCACCAGGGCGGGCACGGATTCAGCCATCCGATCGAGAGACGCGAACGGATCATTAGCCCCCGAGATCCACTCGATGGCCCGGTGCTCTACCTCATTCAGCGATTCCTCGTTCAACGTCTCCACTGACACCTTCATCACACGCAGCCTCTCCGCGGTGCTCTTCGTGCTAGCCTCGGCGGCCGCCGCTCTCATCTGCTCCGCCTCGACCGTCCCACACCCAGCCAGTTTCGCTGGCCCTCCGCACTCGGGGCACCGCAGAGGCCCCACCGCCGGGACCTCCGCGTCGAGGATGGCGCGGAAGCGCATGGCGTACGAGCGCACAGCAAAATCGCCATACCTTTCCATTTCCTCTGCCAGCTTCCTGATCTTCTCGATCGCGTCGTTCATGGCGGTCCTTTCCATACTGGGAGGGGGTGGTCCTTCTTGGCCCTCCTGAGCGCCTCCACTGCCTGTTCGCCGGCCTCGATAGCCTCCTTTATATTGGAGTCAGGGACCCATGGGCGATCGTGAACCCTGAATGCCAAGACAGACGTAACGGCGGCAGACCACAGATCGCTTTCCTTTATAAGCCACAAATACACAAACCGGCTCTCCGTCTCCCTTTCCACGCTAACGCCTTTCTAGACCAAGCCCATCTTCCTGGCCCACCAGCCCTTAACCATGAGCCTGCCCGTGTTCGCCTTCATCGAGTAAACCTCAGAGTCATCATGGATCACAGACTTCGGGACCCAGACTTCCTCCTCGCCCTCTAGCATACAAAGCAGAGCCTTGTCTGTTTCCTTGACCGCCTCGGCGTCGGCGTTCCACGTATCGTCCCAGGCGTCGTTCATCCCTTGGTCTCCTTCCCCTTGGGGTTGTACCGTCTGAACGCCTCGTCCTTTGCTTTTGCCTCCTCGTATTTCTGCAACAGGAACTCCCTGGTTTGAACAGCCTTCATGTAAAGCTCCGTCGGCTGCGGGCGCACCGGCCTAAGGTCGTCGCTCCATTGATGATGCGCGCAAGTGCGCCTGTCACTACACGCACAGCCGCCCCAATGCTCGCCTTCAACGTCAAGCCTCGGCATGGAATGGACGGAGCCGCAGAGCGCACACAGGAACCGCGAGCAGCCATCCGACTCTAGATGGTGCGCCTCGCACTTGGAGCACTTCGGCAGCCTTTCCATTATCGGTTACGCCTTTCTAAGTGGCGAATCTGACCGCGTCTCCGTACGATTCGTGCCAGTGCTGCGGCGCCTTGACATAGGTTATGCTCCACGCACCACACTTAGAGCACTTCCAGCGAAGCGCATGATCTTCGCCCCTAAGCCACAATGTCGAGCTAAAGACGCCTGGTTGAGTCGGCAGGTAAAACATCGGCTCGTGCTTGCACTCGGGCATAGCTGTCACCCCCTAGAATGGAATGTCATCCGGCGCGGGAGCCGCGGGAGCCGCGCTCCCTGTCTCCGGTTCCTTCTCGTCTGCGGCGGCAGGCACTCGATCGCTCTTACCGCCCAGGAACTTCACCTGCTCTGCGACCACCTTGGTCCTGTATTTCTCCTGACCGGATTGCTTGTCCGTCCACTTGTCGGTCTTAAGGCGCCCCTCAACATAGGCTTGCCGGCCCTTGGCTAGGTACTCGCCGCAAAGCTCAGCCAGTTTGGACCACGCCTCGATGTAAACCCATTCCGTTTCCTCCTTCTTCTCGCCGTCCTTGGTCTGCCATCGTCGCGTGGTGGCGAGAGAGAAGGAACAGATGGCGGTTCCCGTTTGCGTGTACTTGACTTCCGGATCTTTGCCTAGGTTACCAATTAGAATCACCTTGTTAATCATCGTCCCTGCGCTCCGTCATGGGCACATGGCCCACGCACCACCATGCTCCGTAGATTCGGAAGTGAGGCCCGTACGTACAATACGGTACGGTACACTTCCTGGGCTTCCTCTGCCTGCCTAAACCCGCCCTGCCAAGCGACGTCAATATGGACATGGCGGCCGAGTCCGGCATGAGGCGCCTGCCTGCCTCTATCTCCTCTATGTCATCCTCCTTCAAACCCGCGAAGTATGCCATACCGGACAGGGAATGTCCCAGGCTTTCGCGGATCATTCTCCAGACCTCGCCGTCTCTCTCGTACGGAGGCTTACTCTTCAGCGTCGATATCCTTGTCATGGAACAGGTCGGCCTCCTCAAGCTCTGAAGCGATATCTTCAAACGGCAACCCGTCGTCATTCCAGCTAGCGATTGAAAACTCGTTGGAAGCTGAAGCAATGCCAACCCATTTCCTCACCCCATCTGGCATCTCAATGCGACTGCTGTCCGGCCCTAGACTGAAAGTATACACATCCCCTTGGCTAGGCCACCAAGAGCCTTTGCCCGTCTCCCTGCGGTACACTTCACACGCCACACCCAGGCAGCAATAGGTGTCCTGAGTCTTGAGCGCATACCGCCCCTGCTTGAATTCACCGCTCCTTAATGCCTTGATCCACTTCCTGGCGTTCTCGTTCATGGCCTTATCTATCCTCGTCTTGTTAATAGCCTTTCTCTGGCCTCCAAACGAAACATCTGGCGAATCGTATAGACTTCCCAACCAATCATCGACAACGGAGCGCAGTTGCTCACCGTGATCAGTCGATCCCTCCTTTCCCTGTATGGAATAATTAGCGCCGATGGCTTCGCGAGATCCCATTCAGCCAAGGCACGCCTGAAATTCATGATGAAGCAGTCGGCATCGTGTCGTATGCCTAAGCAAATGTCGTGGGCCTCACGCGATATGCCGTTCGAGAGTCGCCTGTAAGCTACCTTCCGCCGAATGGGCATGGTCCACCGTGTGCGTATCGCCCGCAGATAGGGCAATGAATCGGTTTTTCTTGTGCTGGGGCTGGCTCAAACCCAGGACACCCGCAGCCCGGCGCATTACAGCCTGAGCTTGGTCTGAGCAAATACGGAGCAGTAGGCTTAAATCCGTGGAGACGGTAGGGGTGTGAACACCTACCACAATCTGCAACATCGCTTATGGTGGACTGCGCAGCCATAGGGTCGCCAGATCGGGGCCATTTTACGCTGACCCCACCCACATTTAACCAATGCAACTGTTAACTATTTGTGAACAGAAGGCTCCCCTAACTTTTTGGTTAGCCAACCGAATCCCAACACAACCGCTGCGATTACTCCGACCCACGCGAAAACCAGCATGAGCATGACGAACAGCATCGCGAAATAGTCTGCCATGGCCTTTGCCCGCCCTTCTGCGCGCAGTATAGGGCAGGCTATACGCAAGAGTCAAGTCCGGTGCGGCTGCCCACGGACCAGCAGGCTCACCGCTCCTCGGGGACCGGGGCTCCCGTTGAACCCTAGGTCTTGCCGATGAGGCGCGCGCGGCATGCCGGGCAGGTGATCCATCCGCTCACGGGCTCGTGTACGCTATAGTAATCCTGAGACCGTCCAAGGTGCGCGTAGACCGTATCCGTGAACATCTTGCCCTGGTCTGCCTTGAACACGTCCTTACACCGGCAGCACGCCACGATACTCGGCTCCTTTCGACGGAGCATCACACTCCTGAAGGTCAACAGTTCACTGTCCTGAAGATGCTTGATCTTGGTAGCCACGGCCATCCCCTCCCCAGGGGCCTAGACCCACCCCTTGTTCTGGTTGATCGCCTTTTTCAGATACGGGTCCACGTCAGGCTGGCGCAAGAGCCATCTTAGGTAGTCTGCCGGGACATCTCGGATCGGCACTCCCTTGTGCTTCCCGTTGGGCATCTTGGATGGTAGCCGGGCCTTTTCCGAAACGACCCAGAGATCATGCCAAACCACAACGGCGGTCAATTTGGCAAGCACCCGCTCCAGCAGGATCAGTGTATTGCGGACATCACACACAGCGTCATGCGCTCCATGCAGGCGCCATTTAGCGTGTTCACGGTCCAGATGGTACATCATGGCCCCTAGGCCATGGGAATCGGCCTCGGGCCACAGCATCCTGGAGAGGGCGAGCGTGCAGATACGCCTGACCCTTGGCTCACCTAGCACCCTCCAGTCAAAGTCAATGTTATGCCCTATGATGTAATCAGTGCCCGGCGCTTCGTTGAGAATACGAAAGCCTGCGCTCGGAGGGCGCCCCTCTAGCTCCTCGTCGAGGATGTGGTGTGTCGCAAGAGCACCAAGCTCGATCGGCTTGCTCGGTTTCAAGAGGGTCACCTTGTAGTCGCCATCCCAGCCTGAAGTCACGTCACCCGGAGCCTCAAACACCCGCCAGGCAACCTGTATCGGCTCGGGGCTCTTGACCCCGGTCGTTTCCGTGTCAATCACAATGGCACTCATTCCGAAAACTCCCCAGATACGGATACGCTCTCCCCTTCTAAAGGGAGCACGCATTCAGATGATCCGCTGCAATCGCCGCCCCAGCCCAGAAACTCACCGTCTATGAACGGGACCCCGTGTAGCTCGATCTCGTGCCCGCTCTCGATGTCGAACTCGCACGATGAGTTACTGCAATGCCGCACATTGCTGCTCACATCCAGGACGATCATGGTAACCGAGCCAGGCCCATCCGCCAGGATGCAGACATTCGTGCGCCCCTCCTCGGCCGGAGCGCAGGCTGCGGGCTCTACCGCCGGCCCGTCGGGTTCGGGCGGCGACACGGGCGGAGGGGGAAGATGCGGCACGGGCGCGGGGGCTGGCGCTGGTGGTGATATGGGTCTCGGATCGGGGGTTGGAGGTGGCATAGGCGCTGGCGGTAGGGCTGGCTCGTCGGGCGTAGGCTCGGGCGCTACCGGAGCATCGGGCTCCGGGGCAGGTTCAGGTTCGCCGCCACCACAGGCAAGCGCCGAGACCATCAAGAATACAGACAGGCATCTCATCTCACTGAATTTCCTAATGGTTGAGGAGGGAATCGAACCCTCTGGACCCGCAGGGGATAGCAGATTTACAGTCTGTCCCGGCGCCGTACCGGACTACTCAACCCTTCTGGCGACCGTCCTCCAAAATGCGGCCCACTGGCCCTGGCGCCAGCGAACCTGCCTTCGAGGGGCGATCAATAGCCCAGGGCCCCAGCCCTAGCAAGCGGCCCGCCAGCCTTGGCACTGGCGGGCCCGCACCGCGAGGCAATCGAATACTTCCTGCCAAGGTGCCTCGCTTTACTCTTGGTCGGCTTCGCGCGAACGAAGCCGAACACCCTGCACCCGGCGACCCAACATGGCGAACATGGCACGCGCCGGTCATCCTGTCAAGCCGTTTGAGGCAGCAAAGTGGAAACAGGCGCTTTCGCCGGCCTGGCCTGGGGCGTCCCTCCCTGGCCCTGCGGCTGCCCGCTCGCCTGGATAGACTGAGCTATCTGGGCCTGCCGCACCGCCTCGGCCTCTGCCGCCTGCTTCCCCTTCTCCTCTAGGGCGAACACTCCCAACATGAAGCGCCGCAGCTTTTCGAGGCTTCGCTCATCTGCCGCCTGTAGTTTAGCGACGTTGTAGTATTGGCGTCCCAATTCGTTCGCTAGGGCCAGGTCGTCGAACGGCTCGGGAGCATAGAAGAATCCATCCTCGTCGAGCATCCGCTCGATCTGCTCAGTCAGGAAATCCTCCGCAGAGGTAGCCAGGCTCTCCGCCATCTCCAGGTCTGGCATGTCCATCAGGCGACGGCCGACGCGCGGAGAGATCCATCCCGCCTGAACCCATTCCTCAATCGTAGCCATGCGGCCCGCCGGCTCGTTAGGTAGGGATGAGACCGGGAAGCACTGCATGATGTAGGAGTCTTCCTTCAGGTTAACGTCGTTGAAGTCAATCTCCTTCGTCCTGGTCCCCCTCATTGGCGCGATGACCTTATACTTCCCTCCAATGTCCTTGACGGTCTCGATCGAGAGCCTGGCGAGGTCCAGGAATAGGCGTTCGTAAGCCTGGCCTATCGTCATGAAGCGGTCAGTTTGTAGGTCGTTGTACTCCCTGAGTGCCTTACCGCTATTCAGGCCCGCCGGCTTCTGGCCCATGCTCGCCATTTGCGAAACGCCGGCCTGCTCGAAAGCGTGTTGCCAGATGCTGTACAGGTGAGAGAACACCTCCGGCTGCACTAGCTGCGGCGTGGCAAACGACGGCGGCTGAGTACCGGCGTACTCCACCACGGAGCCGATCTGGTTCGTCATATGAGACTTCACGATTCGTGAGCCCATCTGCAAGAAAACGCGGAGAGTCCCGCCCTTCCAGAACGACTGCTGAATCGTCCTAAGAATCGTGTTGATCTCTAGCTGGTTGTTCTGAAGCTGCTCCGCGAGCCCTTGACCCCAGAAACCGTAAGGTCGAGGAGACCACTGGAACCGAGCGAACGGGAACGAGTCACGCTTCCACTCGCGCGAGTAGACGACGCATCCCTCAATCGTTAGGCAATGCAGTCCATCCCCCGCATCTGGACCGCTGGGCAAGTGCCATGACTCGCGCAATTCCACTGTGTCGGCCAGGTACTGATCGGCCTGGTCTGGGTTCGCCAACGGGGCGTCACGGATGGCGTCAAGCACCTTGTTGCGATGCCCATCTTTTTCGTCCCGGAGCCATGAGGCTGCCGTCTCCAGAAGAACCGCGCGATCTACGATCGTAACCCGATGCAGACTCCGGGGGTGACCATAAAAGCCGTCGAGGTCGTCTACGTGTAATTCAGCCGCCATCACACGTTCAAACTTCACTCTGCGGTTGTAAGCGCAAACATGGATGACGCCGTCGCCCCAGATACCACCGTCACGGAAAGCGAGAGGGCCAAGGGCATATGCGTCGTTCTCGTAAAACACGCCCTCCACGAACTTGGTTAGGCTCTTGGCCCGGCGCTGCATCTTGTAGTCGCCGCCGGAGGTCTGGAACAGGGGGCGCGGCTTGTTCTTGGCGATCCGGGCGGTAACGGTGTCCAGGGACGCCTGAACACAGTTCCAGGTGATCCGATCGTGCAACCATGGCTGGATGGCGGTCGGAGTCTGAATCTGGGCGCCCAGCCGTCCGGTTAGCGCCATGTTGCCGTACAGGCGCGCGCCGATCACAAGCTGTAGACGCCTACTCTCCTGCCGCTGCTTTATGAATTCTAGAACGTGAGTAACGGCGCTCGCGAGATCATCGTGCTTCTCGGTCCACCATCTAGCGTTAGCGCGCTTGCCACCACGGTCCCGGGGAGGCTCCCCGTTCCGGCTCATCTTTGTGTAGTCGATGGTCTGCACAGGCTTGCCCCCTGGGAACCAAGTCCCAGGGGCAAGCATAAGACCGTTTACGGCTGCACGTCAAACAGATCCTTTGGCCATCCGCCGCAGTAATATGCCGGCCGGTCCCCGATCCCGCAGCGTTGACACTCGCGCGGGAATCGCAGGTATTTCACCGTAAGCGGCCCCGCAGAGGTGTAGTACGTTTCGCCATCGTACTCCTCGCAGTCGTACCACTCCTCCGGGGTTAGGCCATGAGCCTGGAGACCCGCCGCGAACGCTTCAGACCCTACGTCGAGCTTCGCCCGTCCCTTCATAGCGGTCTCCATGGGCATCGAGCATCATGCTTCTTGTCCGGATTGAGGCATCGGCACCCGTCCTTGATGGCGGCCCTAATAGCTATTCCCTCCACGCTCGGAACCGGAGGCCAGGCCATCTCATCACAGATCCTCGCGCACCGCTCCGCCGTGTCCATCATCTGAGAGAGCAATAGTCCCGATAAGCGCTTCGTTAGCTCATCCAGGAGTGCCTCATCCATGCCAATCACCATCCTTTATCTAGCTTGCTTTGCGACCTGGTCGCCCGGTCCACCAGGCTACGAACATGCTTCTCCGCCGAAGCCCTGGGCAATCTCTCTCCGGCCAGCCACTCCCCGGCCATGATGCGAGGCCATACACCTTCCTTTTGCCACTTACTCCTCATCTCCTCGCACCATGGATGATCAACGCATCCCTTGCCGTTAGCCTTCAGGCAAAAGACGATCTTCTTTCGGATCCGAATCACAGAGTCATAGTCGAACACGCTATGTACTCGCGGTCTTGCATTCCATGCACTGGACGAGCTTCACGCTGGGGCGTCTGCTCTTCACGGCATATACGCCCTTCGGTGCCCTGGCGATGATCCTTGTGTAACAATAGCCCTTGCCGTGGCACACGGGACAAACAGGCTCATCCCGATCCCTTACCGGTAGACTGTGCTCCTGCCCCATTGGCTCCCCTTAGAAGATTGCTAGTATCAGGATCGATCCTGCCAGCGCAACGCCGAGCGCCACCATGTATGCGGTTCGCTCTCCCCAATACATGATCGGCCAATCACTGATAATGGTTACGATCATGCATATCAGGCACAGCGTGAGCAGCAGCACCAGCAGCGCCATGGTTTTCAAGTTAGCTCCCGAGAAGAAAAGGCCGGGGTTCGGCAGGGAAAGGATTAACCCGCCATCTTAACGGGCACCCCGGCTGGCCCGGCGACAGTCAGGGGCCGCTCTGGCTGCCGACCCTACAGAGAAATCCGATGATCAGGGCCGCCAGGCATGTTGCTACGTAGATCCAGGCGTACACGCTCACTCCCATCATCTTATGAGTAAGCCATCTCATCGCTCGCCCTCTGATCGTGACGGCCTTTATCGACATCAGTATGAGGCGGGATCCACTTCCCGGCCCGGGTGCATTTCCAGCCGGCCGCCTTTCTGGCTCTTCGGTGTCTATTGGTCGCATCCAGTTGTCCTTGCTTTCTTTTAGCAACCATCGTAACCGGGAGAAAATCCAGCAAATACTCAACCGCCTTTGTCACCTCCGGAAGCGCTCCGGTTTGCTCTAGACGATGCAGTTCCTGGGCGATGATCTCCAGCACCTCGTCTGCGCGCCAGGTGGTTCCCTTATTCCTCAATTCCTTACCACTCCTTTCATAACGATTGCTCTGACTCGATCTAGGACGAGCCCCCTCTCCGCTGGCTTCAGCGGCGCAAGCTCATCCCACCACCACCCTAGATCATATCGGGCCCTCTCCCGTAGCGATCTGCCCACAGCCAGGCCGCCCAGAAAAGCAGCCTCAATCAGTGGGTACCGCTCGAACATCGTAGTGGCCTCCCAAAGCTGTCGCTCGCGAGGCCAGCCAGGGTGCGCGCTCTCCACCAGGGCCGTGAAGTCCGCAAGATGCCTAGGGGGCGACCAGTTGTCAAGGCTATGATCGGGATCCGGGGGTCGCGTAGGTGCGTTTACCAGGTCGTGCTCCCTGGCGCCGCCCTCTTTCTGGTCTTTTTGCTCTGCCTTGATCTTGACGATCTTATCCTGCTGTTCGCCTCTGACCTGATCCTTCTCCGTTCGGCTCTCTATTGGCCGTCTCTTCCACTGTTCGGTCATGGCCTATCCATTTCTTAGGCCCAGGATCTTCCACGGTCGCCGGGCCGCTACTGCACAGACTCGCGTTACAGCCATGCATACATCCATCGGGCATGTGAGCCACAAGCATGTGCGTACACGCACACCACTGCGGTTCGGGCGGCTCCGTATCCTCCGGCATAGCAGGCGCGGGCGCAATCTCGCCCCTCATGATGGAGGCAGCAGCGACCATCTCGAACAGCAGATCCCCGTCCTTGAACACGTGAACGCCGTTCCGACGTAGAACGTCCGCGATGCGTCCAATCTCCTCCAGGCTTAGGCCCATAACGCATCAGTCCGCGTCGGGGAGAAGGTCGTACTCGTCCATGCTCTCTCTCGGCACGCCTCTGCGCTCCCGAATCCTGTCATCGAGAGAAGCCGCGGGGGCCGCCACGTCAGGTGTGACTGTAGGCACATGAGGCACCGCAACGGGGACTGGGTTAGGGTTTGCCTGAACGAGGGGACGCACCCCGTGACATAGTTCGTCGATTCTACGGGACAGGGCGACAAAATCCTCGCGGAGGCGCCTCTCTAGCTCCGCAATCCTGCCACGGAGGGCCTCCAATGACAAGTTAGACACATAAGCCATGTCCTGGTTCATCATGGGCGCCCTATCTGCGATGATCTTGCTGGTTGTCTCCTCCAGGTGCTTCATTCTCGCCATCATCTCGTCCCAGGGCGAAGTGTAGGCCGTTGGTGCGTCCGATGTGGACGCTACCGCCTGCATCAATCGCGCAGATGCCCATGGCTTAATGTAAGAGCACGTAGGGCAGTCCCCTGCGATGTCGATATGGACACACATTATCTCACCTTTCTTGCCTTGATTTGAGTGTCTACCTGCGTTCTCAGCCGGACCACTTCTTCCTGTAGGTCGAGCAACATCTTTTGCACGTCGCCTGTTTCCATGAGCCTGGCTATAGTGCTCACTCCGCACCACAGGGAATTGGCTACCTTGGGATCGAGTTTACCCTTCTCCAGCTTCCGAAAGGCGATAATGGCCCGCCACTTCAGGTCGCCTAGGCTCTCCAGGCGCCAGTAACGCTTCCCGTCCTGGCTCCTGGGTGGGTAAGGGTCGCCGGAATGTATCGATCGTTCGCCCGGCTCTCGACCTCGGCTGTCGGCCATCGCCTACTCCTCGCACGTCTCCAGGTACTTTTGGGCAAGCTCTTTAATTTGCTTCAGGCTCTCATCGGGAGCCAGTATCCCGCTTGCTCGCGGTCTTGCTAACTGGTCATAGGTTAGCACCGGGGCGTCATAAGACGCTATGAGTCGCATGACCATCCTGGCCTGCATCTCCCGATCCGGAACCGTGTCCGACTCCAGGGGCCTCCCTTTTTCAAGTCGCTGCATCAGGGCTTCTGCTATCTCCACGGCCCTGTTAACCAGCATCTCAGGCGACCAATGCCGGGCGCAGACCTGAGCGTTTGATGCCAGCCCCTCTACGGCAAGCAGCACGGCCGACTCGAACGTCGCTGCGTTACTCGCGATCACACTCGATCTCCCTCCAGGCGCACATCTGCGCCTCCAGCGCTTTTCGTGATGGACAGGACAGCATGTGAAGACGATACCTCGTCCGTATGACCTGGAAATGATCCTGTCCTGAAGCCTCGGGCGTTGTGTTGGCTAGATGGCGGTCTGCCTGCTGAATTTCCTCGCCGCAGACACATGGACTGCCGACCATGAGGGCGGTCAAGAACACTCGCAATGGCACGTCTTCCCATCTACCCATGGCCTACGCTCCGACCTCCCGAGAGCCCGCCTTGCGCATCTTCCGGGCAAGCGGCCCCTTCGCCTTGCCGCGGGGTTCCTTCGCCGCAGGCTTCGCCCTGGGGGCAGGGTCCCCGTTGACGGCGATGCCTCGCCTCACGAGCACGGCCTTGCCGGCCTTATTGTCGAACACACAGCCGACCCCGAACTTCGCCACGACCTCCGTCTTCGTTCGCATCCCGGTCGTGGTAATGACGAACAGCGGAACCCGGCGAGCCCTGTTGTCGGCAACCCACCTGTAGATGACTCCGCCCTCCCAATTCGTCACCGCCACGTCTGCCTTCTTTTCCTTCGCCATGATTCAGCCAACCTCCTGATTGGGTTACGAAATCCTAACCATATCGAGCAAGGGTGTCAAGCCCTACAGGATGCCCGAGCCCCAGCCGCCAGTCTCCTCCCAGCCGCTCATCTGTTTTTCGTTGGCCTGTTTGTTTTCTAGAGCCTCCTCCTCCATCCTCTGCATGCGGTCCGCCTCTCGCTTCTGCCATTCGGCGGACCCTGCCGGCGGGAGCTTGGGCTCATTCTGGTGCAGGTATGTGTAGCACCACCGCCAGTTATACAAGGCGCCATCGCAAAGATGGTTGGGGCAGCCGGGGTGTTCCTTTCTCGAGCCAGGCGGGGCATTAGGGTCCCAAATCAGCCCCTCCCATTCGTCAGCCAGGGACAAGGATTCATGGTGCTCCTTCTCATCGTTTTGAACCCCATCAGCGGCTTCCAGGTTTAGCTGTATGTTCCCTAGAATTAGCTCAGAGTTCATGATCTCGATGAAGTCTTCTTTGCCCCTCTTATCGGCGGCCTGGAGCGGCAACCCGTGGCGCCTGCGCATCTCCTCTACGGCCTGCTTATTTGCTCCGTCGATTACGAGGTAGCTAATCTGGCCGCCCTCCTTCTCGACGATCCCGTAGAACTTCCGTATCCGGTTTGCCACGTCCGTAATGTCCATCTTCCACTGCTTCCAAGTCTTGATGATGAACAGGATGGGGCTATAGTCATGATAGGCCGTTAACACGAATGCGGACGGGTCTGGGAAATACCCAAGATCCACCCCAAGCACATAGTGCCACTCTCCGCTTCCGAATACAGGGAGATCCTTAAACACGTTCCTGGACGGATCGTACTTGTAACACCTGGCTTCTAGGTCGATGACCCATTCGCCTAGATACATCTGACGAAAGCCCGGAGTCTCGACTACCCTCGGGTTGGCCGCTATTCGTTTGGCTATCTGCTCAGAAAACTGAGCAGCCATGTACGGATTTTGATGAGTCGTCCAACTATGCCCGCTCCATCCTGGCTCCCTCTCGCTCTCCGGGCTTACGTAGCCAGCCTTGGAGCCCTTAGTGACCTGGTGAAAGAAACCGTTGACGTTATTCCCTGGGGTCCCGATTAACGCTATCGAGCCGCGCAGGTCGGCTACGGTAGGCAGGAGCGTATCGTAGACGAACGGCTTAAGGTCAATTCGCCAGTCCTGGGCCTCGTCTATCGTGATCTTTCGGTTCTTGCCGCCTAACTGCTTTCGCTTCTCCTTCTCGTTGGCGTCCGCCCCTACAAGCTGAATGCGAGCGCCGTTAGGAAGGACAGCCTCAAGTCTCGACTCATTGAACTTGATCCCTATGTTGTATCGGTCGTCCAGGTTCTTCAGCACGTCGACCCAGAACTGATTCCTCGCCGTCTCCCTGGTGAGCCCCAGGAATAGGTACTTGGCCCCCGGGAAGCTTCGGGCGTCGTCGATGTACTCCCCGCCTACGCTGTAGGTCTTGGCTGCACGCCGAGTACATAGCGCCCATTTCAATTGCGCTGGGTCTTGGACGAACGCCAGGGATTCAGGAAAGAATCCCTGTAGAACGTCCGGAATCTGAGGGAGCACGTTAGCGATGCCGGTTTCAACCTCGGCATCGGCAGCGATGGCCTGTACCTTACGGTACTCCCTCATCACCCGGCTGCGAAGCCCGCTCATTTCACAAAAGCCCCGTCCAGGCGAGCACGGCCGCGCACACCGTTACGACGCCAAAGCCAATGAACCCAACCGCCATGGCTACGGCCAGCCTGCGATCTGCGTCAGCCATGACCCTCATTAGTTCATCGTCCCCGCGTCCAACCGCCGGCCTCTTCCTTGGACCTTGGCCTGCCCTGAGCGCACCCTCGATTCCCGTTAGCCACCCCATCCGGTTACTCGGCCTTGATTGATGGGGGCGTTCCGGCCCTGTGAGCGTTACGGAGCCTTGCGTCGGTGTCAGGATGCTGCTCGATTAGCTCCACGTCGCAGTAGCGGATACTGCCCCACGGCACGAGCATATACACCGTGGTCGCGCCAGTTGGCTTATCGAGAACCTTCTTAACCACCACGCCATTCTGGGTTTCCGTGAATCCGATCCTGCTATCCGTACCGTATATGGCGCGATCGGAAAGCGCCCCAACGCCACCTGAGTCTGCCGCCATGTGAATCGCCTTGATCATGTATTGCATTTTTGGTTCCCCTTGGTCACTTCATGTATGGGTTATACACCGGCCCTGGACGGTAGATACGCCTCCGACCGGACGAGTCTCCCGGGTCCGGCTCATCGTGGGCTGCGGGCCATTTTCGGAGCAGGGTTTCAGCACCCCGCCAGCGTGCTTCGCCCGTGGTTCGGTCGAATCGATCCTTCGTGTGGTGAGTGAAGTAACACCGCATCGGGTCCGGGACTGTGGCGGTTATCAGTTTCGTGGCGATCCCTAGCTGCCGCCATGCCTCCTTAACGAACAGGTAGTGAACTATCGGCATGTCCGCCGTGTCTTCTTCCAGCACGATGTATCCGTAGATCGTGTCATCGCTTTCTGGATCATGACCGATCGTGACGTGAGTGCCATGACGACACAGGATCTGCTCTATGGTCTCCCTGTTGTACATGTCGTAAACGGTCCTGTGGATCAGGCGCGCGAAATCGCTTCCCTTGTAGTAGCTCCTTTGCCAAGTCTGCATGATGAACGGTGCGTCGTCTGCCCGTTCACGCCTCATTCCGATCTTTAGGTCCCTATGGGTCATCTATCCGTTTCTCCAGTCCGCTCTCCATGTCGAACTCCCGAAGGTACCACCTTCCCGTTTTCTTGCTCTTGCTCCACCCATGCACGTGGATGAACCACCCTACATCAAAAAGGATGACCAAGTCATCCCGGTGCTCGCCTTGTATCTTGGCGATCCTAGCCTGCATGTTACTGCCGGTCGTTGTCTGTACACCTATCGTACCATGCCTGTTCACCGCCAGTATGTCGATGAAACCGAAGAGGTCCTGTCGAATCTTGGCGAATGCGTTCCATTTCTCTGTGATGCCGACAAGCCCCCCATGTCGCTTAAGCAGGTAAGCCTTCGATCGAGAGGTCGGTGAACTCATCTAGTCCTTTTGTGGCAAACGCGCCAGGGTGTCTTGTTACGCTGCGATTTTAAGCATTCAATTACAACCGGCCGACCGAACGACTCAAACGGGTGAATCCGCAGCGTGCCGCCTTAAGGGACGGACTGGCGGCACTCTAAGAGTGCCCGCCTTGTCCCTGTATACGTGCGCTGCGTTACAGGGCCTCTGTTACGCTGCGGCGCTCTGGCACCTATGGATTTTATTGAGCTTTTCGGGACCACATTGATCGGGACGAACACCCTCTGTGGGTGAAGTGTAAAAACAAGGGGTACCGGGACAGGCCTCGCGCCAAAGGATGTTACGCTAAATTGTAAATATTTCCCCGTTCGGGTATGGCTAGTCATCGTCACCCTCCGGGGTTGTTTTGCCTTCCTTGGGCACATAGGCGTTGAGCGCCTTCTTGTTCTTGCCGTGGGAGCGAGGGATCGCTTCAACCCAGTCCAGTTTTATGAGGAGTTCCAGGGCAATCCTCGCGGAGCGTCTGGTGAGCCCGGGGAGAGGCTTCTTGTGTAGCTCACCCATGGTGAACCCTTCCGGCGGGAGGAGCGCGAGCAGCTTCACGGCGTCAGCCCTGACCTTCTCGTCGCCGGTCAGCGCTCTAAGGTAGATGCCACCGCATGACGCTTCCACGGGCTGCCAGACGACCTGCTCCGCTTTTCTACAGTGCGTGGACTTGCCGTGAGTCATAACTACCGGAGCTAACGGATCCTGTTCGTCGCTGTTCTTGGGTTCTGGCCTGGTGAAGTTTACGATCGAGCGAACGGCGTCCGACAGCGCTCCGCCTCCTCGGCCCGCGTAACTATCGGTTGTGTCATCCCGGGCGGCCTGTTTACTGACATGGCGAACGATGCCGACCGATGCCCCGGAGCCTGTAGCGATCTCCTCAAGCGCGTTAGCGAAGGCTGCCTGAACACGGTTCGCGTTCTCGTCACCGTCCGCCAGCCGAGCCGCCGTCTCCAGGAAAACGAGAAAGGCACCGTTAACCATCTCGGTTAGCTTCTCGACGATGAGTGTTCGGGGGCCGGGGGTGCCATACTCCATCATCATCAACGTTACGCCCCGGAGGTGCTCCCGGGTCAGGAAGAATGCGTTATTGCGAATGCATTTCGTAGCTTCCGCGCGCGCCTCTCCGATCGGGATGGCTTCGAGCCAGGCTCCAACGCGAAGGGCGACAGTCCGCTCGTCATCCTCTGCCGTGATGAAGACCGCTTTGCCCTTAAGGGCAGGCATCGGCCCGAGCCGCCGGCCGGTCGCAACGGATAGGCATGCCGCTAACGCTAGGGTAGATTTAAAAATGGCGTGCTTACCGGTCCATTCCACGACTTCGCCTCGGGGGGCGATCGGGTTGATGGCGTATTCTATGGGGGCGTACTTCGTGTCGAGTATCTGGCTGCCGGAAATGAAATCCGGGATGATGTGCGGGGGCCTGGATTTGTCTATTGCCTTTAGCAGTATGTCGAGGGCCTCAGATGGCCCCGCTTTCTCCAGTATTTCCCCGATGTCCTTGTATCCTTTCACTGAGACGCGGCGGCACTTCCCGGGACCTAGCGCTTTCAGGATCGCGTCGGACGCTTCGTTCCCTGGTTCATCCCAGTCAAGCGCAAGGTATACAAGTTTCTGCGTCTTTAGCTTCTTCGCGGTGACCTGGGCTAGGCTGACGCCCGGCATGGCTACTATTGATGCGCCAGCCTCCCCTCCTACCTCGGCCGCGAGCCCCATCGACAGGGCCGCCAGGGCGTCGCGCTCCCCCTCGACCAGGATCGTCGTTCCATCTTGAACCAGGGTACTCTCCCGGTACAGGGACGTAGGCTGACCGGACGGGACCCGCATGAACGTCTTAGGTCCATCAAGCGACCTACAGTTAGCGAACGTCCACTGTCCGTTTAGCTGATAAGGGTACACCAGCCATCTGCGCGTTTCGTGAGCCCCGGCGACGAGAAGCCCAAGGCGGCTACCCTTGATCACGTCTTCATTGAACTTCAGGGTCTGTTTTACGTACTGCAAAAGAGGCTCATCCGCCAGCAGGGCCTCATGCATCGCCTGAACCTGTTTATCTGTAAGTGGACTTGGCCTGTTCTTTTTTTGGGGCTCCTTCCCCGGGCTCGGAGGGAACAGTTGACGGACATCGATGCCGAGCGCATCGAGCACGGCCGGCGTTTCACATCCCGCATGACAGTGCAGGAGAATCCGGCCGCCCTCGCTTTCGGTTACGGAGAGGCTTGGCGATCGATCCTCGTGGGCGGGGCACAGGGCAAGATACCCGTCCCCCATTTTCTTGACCCCGGTCAGTCGCGATAGAACGTCCTGCACGGCAAGGGATGCCGTCGCTGGCGGGAGGATCAAGCTGGACCCCTTCTTGCCCGGGTGCTGGGGCAGAAGATGGAAAAGTGGACGTGCCCCGTCCATGAAGCGTCGCAACCAAGCGCCAGCTTAACAGGTCGGAATTTCTGGGAGCACGGAGTCACCTTACCCGTCCCGGGGGCAGGAGGCGAGGCCCCTTGCGGTGCTCTCTCCATGTGCTTAGGGTGGGCTATCCGGGGAACTTTCATCTTGACAGGCGCCGCGAGGGTCCGGTATATGGCCTAGACTATATGACAAGCGAAAGTGGAGGCCCCCGCCGGCCGGCTCACAGGCGAACGATATCAGACTTCCGGGCCGATGAGCGTATGCAGGCGGCGAAAAGAATAGGGCCTCGAATCCGCGCCCTGCGCGAGAAGAACGGCATTTCACTAACCGCCCTAGCTCAGGCGGCCGGTAGGGACTCGGCGGCCCTAAGCCGTATAGAGATGGGCCGAGCATGGGTCATACGGTTTTACGATCTGATACGGCTGGCTGATTCACTGAAGGTGGACGTGGGGGATCTGTTCAAATGACGACGGTGTATAAGCTGACCGACGGAGACATGCGGACGCGCGGGGGCTTCCAGTGGAAGCTTGGGGAGGAGAAAACTGCCCCAGGAACGGGAGAGCTTTGCACGAACGGATGGCTGCACGCCTACACCGATCCGCTCCTCGCCGTGCTCTTGGCCCCCGTTCACGGTGCGGAAAAGTACACCAGGCTGTTCCGGGCCGAGGGTGAGGTCGGGGCCACGAACCACGGCCTGAAGGTCGGCTGTGATCGGATGACCTTGGTGGAGGAGATGAAGCTGCCGGAGGTGACGACGGAGCAGCGGATCCGATTCGGGATCCTGTGCGCGCGGAAGGTCTGCCGGGACCCAGGATGGAGCGCATGGGCAGAGCGATGGCTCTCTGGCGAGGATCGCACCCAGGAGGCGGCGGAGCGGGCGGAGTCGGCGGCGAGGGCGGCGGCGGGGGCGGCGGCGGAGTGGGCGGCGAGGGCGGCGGAGTGGGCGGCGGAGCGGGCGGAGCGGGCGGAGGCGGCGGCGGAGGCGGGGGCGGCGGAGGCGGCGGAGCGGGCGGCGGAGGCGGCGGAGCGGGCGGAGGAGGCGGCGGCGTGGGCGGCGGAGGCGGGGGCGGAGGCGGCGGCGGCGTGGGCGGCGGGGGCTGGGGGCGCGGCGCTCGACCTGATCGGCCTGGCGCGCGAAGCAGTCTCGATTTGAGCAGGAGTGAGCTATGAGCGCAACCAAGCGAACGAAAGCGATAGCAGACTGGCACGAGGCGACCGAACGAGCAGAGGAGGCATGGGAACGCGCTCGCATGGCTCTAGAAAAAACATGGAATGAGATGAAGCGAGCCGTGTTCGCGGAGATCCGGGCGGAAGCGATTGCACGGGAAGTGGAGGGATCCGTGGCACAGGCAGCGGCGCCCGAGGAGCCGGACCATGAGTGATCTGGGCCACCCGGATCAAGAGGCGGCAGAGCACAGGGCTCTCCTGGAGGAGAAAAAGCTCGGCACCATAGGAGGAACCGAAGCAAGCATCATCGCCCTGGAGCACGCCGGAGTAAAGCCCAAGTTCGGCCGCACGGCGTTTGGCGTGTGGAGTCAGATGATGG